AACTTTTCTCACTGAAATTAGAAACTTTTCTCACTGAAATTAGAAACTTGCTTCGCAAATTTGACTCCGCTCCAAAATTCCGGTATAATCTAAATTAGAAACCGAGGTAAATTATGAATGGAGGGCTTATATGAAATGCCTAAACGAAATCGCTTACAGCTAGACTTCTCGCTTTCTTCGGCAGAAGAACGTCAAGTCTTTCTCACGAAATATCTTGAAACCTTGGCGTTTACGCCAACTTCATCCGAACTAGAGCTAATGGCCGACTATGTTCTATGGGGAGATAAGAATTCTGACGAAACCATTGAACTAGAAACCTTCTGGAAAAAGAAAGAAAAAAAAGTCGAGTCTCTTGACGAATTACAAGAAAATCCCACTTTCCTCGAAGCGCGTCTTGCTTCCCCTTATGTCGCTCCAAAAACTCAAAAAACACGTCGAGTCTTTTCTCGTGAAGAAGCTCGTTCTCTCGCTTCTCCCTATGTGCTCGCGCACCTTGAAGACCTTTGGCGCGAAATTGATACGCTCGACCTCGAAACTCGCTTCTATGAAAACTTTATTGGCCGTCAGGCCAAGCCTCCCCGCAGTCAGCTCCTTGAACGTTTTACTTCGGCGGAAGCCGAAGAAATCCGCGCGCACGCCCAATCCCTAACCGAATATGCCTATTTGAAGAAGCGAAAACTTCTAGTTGAGAAACGTTCTGAACAATACCCATGGCGTGATACTTACGCGGCCCCTCTAATCCAGCGTCACACCCCCACTATTGTCCAAGACCCCGCACCTCCTCCGCTCCTAAACGCAGATATTCCCATTCTTCCACTCGGAAACCTCCCAATTCAACTGGCTCCAAAAATTTTCCCCTCCTCCGGTGAGTTTCCAACTCCCGGCACTCTAACCCCAGACGAAGAAAAGCTTCTCTCCAAAACCATCTGGCGCGAACCCTCAAGTGCGCCGAACTCATTTGATTTCCGTGACCCCGCGCACCTCGCTTCTTTTATCTCTCTTTATTCTGAGCTTTTGCCCGACCAAAACTCTGATGAAGGCCTTCAAGCCCTTTTTTCCACTTTTACCTATTACCAAAAACTCGCACGACTTTCACCTCTCTACCTCGACATATTGCGCGCGAAGGTCGCACACGAAACCAACACTAAAATTGTAGAGAAGATAGCATCAAAATACGGCAAATCCTATGGCGAAAATTATATTTCAACTCTTTATCGCCAAAAGATATTGCCAAAAATAGCCGCAGCGGCGTCCGCGCACTACCAAGTTACTTCGGAGTTATTTTTCCCCGAAAACTTCAAAACGTGTAAGGATTGCGCGCGCACGCTACTTAGGACTCCAGATTACTTTATGCGCAAAGCAAAATCTTCAGATGGCTTTTCACCCCGTTGCAAAGCTTGTGAAAAAGCGCTGCGCGAAAGGAGGAAAAATTGAAACTAGATTTAGTAAACGAGTTTGTCGCACGCGCGGCGTCACTGGAAGTAGAGGAGTTTTTGGGGCTTACCAATCTTCTTAATGTTCCGCTGACTACGGAAGCGCGCGATCACCGTCCTTTTGAGGATGTCTTTATTGATACAGTTGTCGCTTTCGGTAAAATGGGGCGAAAGCAAAAACGAGAACTTATAAAAGTGCTGCGCCGCGTAGAAAAAGACAATAAAGAAATGCGCGCGACCCTTGAAGAGGAGGTGGCCTCCAAATGCCAGTAATTCCTCAAATTCCTCGCCCTAAGCGTTCGTTTCTCTCAAAACGGTGCGCGCGATGTCAGGTAGAACAACCAGAAGAGGATTTCGCTTTCACTCACAGCGAATTCTATCCCGACCACCATCTTCCACTTTGTAATTCATGCGTTACTTCGATGTTGCGCGAACACGACTTTGATTGGGGCTTTATTGATAAGTTGTGCCAATGGGCTGATATTCCATTTATTGTAAAAGAATGGGAGAGATTGCGCGAACTCAATTCTCCTGATAGCGTGTGGGCAGCTTATTCCAAAGTTTTTGCTTCGCAAGATTATGAAGGACTTGGCTGGGACTCTTATTTCAAGCAATATCAAGAACTAAAGGCAGTTGGTTTAGTGGAAGAAGAGATTCCGCTTTTGAAGGAGAAGCATTTCGATGAGCTGCGCGCGCGATGGGGCGCAAATTACGATGAAGAAGCTCTCGATTATCTTGAGAACCTTTATCAAGGACTTTTGATGTCTCAAAATGTAGTCGGCGCGCTTCAAATTGACCAAGCTCAAAAACTTTGTAAAGTTTCGTATGAGATTGATAGTCGCATCCGCGCGGGAGACAAAGATGTCGATAAATTTATGGCAACCTATGACAAGCTAGTCAAAACCGCTGAGTTCACACCTAAAAATATAAAGAACGCGCGTGACTTTGATAGCTTTGGTGAATTGGCACTTTGGCTTGAAAAGCGCGGAAATCAAAATAAATTCTACGATGGCGCGACACGTGATGTTATCGATGAGACTATCAAAAATATTCAAGCTTGGAACCAGCGTCTCTATGTAAATGAAAGTAGTCTAAGTGAAGAAATTACCGCGCGCCTCCAAGCTCTCAAAAATGTCCAAGAAAGCGAAAACTTCTATGAGACAGAGCAAAAAGATTTCGACGCAGACCTCTACGAAGCAGAAGTTTTCAAAGATGAGGATAGTGAAGACTTTGAAACAGAAGGAGAGATGGGCATATGAGTAATGTAATTCAATTGCGCCCGCCCACTTCTCCTTTTCTCCAAGATAATCGTATCTATCGAGATGGCATTTTACTTGAAAAAGGTGTTGAAGTTACTGAAGACTTTTTATTGCGTAATGAAAAGTTTTTTGCGGATTTGACGCAACTTTATACCGTATACCCTGACATCTACTTAGACACAATCCAACCAGAAAATAGCCAGTTTGACCTATTTCCGTATCAGCGATGCTTCTTGAGGTCTCTGATGCGTTATAATCAAGTTTATATAACAGCAACGCGCGCAGCCTCTAAATCTTTTCTTTCTGTTCTAGGAATGTTCTTACAATGCGTTTTCATCCCTGGCCACAAATGTTCACTCATTGCGCCAGTCAAAACACAAGGCGTAAAAATCTTCAAAGAAAAGATAGCTGAGATACTAAAGATTTGGCCGCTTCTTGAAAAAGAACTTGAAGTCTTTATGGGTAAACCTCACATCAATTTGTCAAAAGATGTCGGTGAAGCCTATTTCAAAAACGGTTCGCTATTTACTGTCGAAGGGGCGAATTTGTTGCCCTCCCCTATAGTAATATACGGGTAATAAACTTTTCTAATTGCTGGAACGTCCGAAATCCTTTTTCTGCTACAAATTATTATCTCCAAAATAATTGAAAGCCACGAAAGTAGAAAAAAAGAAAAGGGTGTGGCATGGTGAGAGCCTAAACCATAAAAAAGGATAATCAGCAACCAAATAAGGAGGTCTATAATGCCTAGCGCAGTCACAAAAGAACAATTTTTATTAAATTTGAAAAAAGTTTTTCCAGAAGAAAGTCAAACAATTGAAATTTTAGAATATAGTCGTTCCAAGACACCAGCAACATATAGATGTAAAATATGTAATCATACTGAAACTATTTATAGCGCAGGTGATCTTTTGAAAAAGAAGCATCTGTGTAATAATTGTTGGTATTCAAGAGGAAGCTCTCCTAAGAGAAAATTACAAAAAGAACAAGCTTTAGAAAAAATCGAAAAATCAAAAAATCTTAGTTTCATAAAATTTGGATGGAATCCTAAAAGTGAAAGAGTAACAATAAAATATAAATGTTTAGATTGCGGGCTTGTCTCTGAAAAACAAGTAGAACCTTTTTTGAAAAATCCCGTTTGTCAAGGTTGCTGCGTTGGTGGAAAGCAATTGACGACTTCTGGAATACAAAAACTTTTTCCTACTGACTATACTATATTAGAAGATTATAAAGGAACCGATATAAAAATTCTTGTTCGACATGAAAAATGTGGTTTTATCTGGAAAGTAACTCCCCATGAAATTAGAAGCGGATACGGATGCCCCAAATGTTCTAAGAAAATTTCTAAAGGAGAAAGTAAAATTTTAGATTGGTGCAAGAATAATAACATACAAGTTGAAAGAGAAAAAAGCTTTGATTGGTCAGAGAAAAAAAGATATGATTTTTATCTGCCGCAAGAAAATTTAGTGATTGAATATATGGGGAGGCAACACTATCAAGAAGAACCTTTTTTCAATAGAACATTGAAAGAACAACAAGAAGTTGATAGATGGAAAAAATCTCAAGCACTTTTACATGGATTTGACTATCTGGAAATACCTTATACAGATTTTGACATTATAGATAAAATTTTGGCTCAACGACTATCTCGTAAAGAGAGTAGAGAAATCGAAAAGGAAAGCACCTCGATGAGGTGAAGATATAGTCTAATCTTTATGGAGACATAAAGTAGTAAATGAACAGATTCTTCACGCGGTTTGCGACGCCACTCAATTTTCCTCGACGAAACCCGTGATGCTGACGAAGACGCAGTTAGTGAAATTATTATTCCTCAATTGAATGTTTCCCGTCGTAATGCGCTTGGCCTTGTAAATCCATATGAAGCTGTAAATCAGCAAATGATTAGTGGTACTTCTGCGGGCACTAAATCGTCTTATGCTTACGCGTTACTTTGTGAGACAATGATACAGGCTATAATTGACCCGGCGCACGCTTTTGTGATGGGACTTGATTATAGATTGCCCGCAATGCATGGCCTGGTAGACAAAGCTTTCGTCGAACGTCAAAAATTCTCATCCTCTTACAATGAAGCTACTTTCGCAGCAGAGTTTTTAGGAATTTGGGAAGGCGGAAGCAATGAAGCTTGGTATGATTTTGAGAAACTTTCTAAATACAGAAAGAAAAAAAATCCAGAGTGGCATCAAAAATATAAAGATGATCCAAATGTTTTCTACTTACTGTCGATAGATATTGGTAGAATTCACGATAGTACAGTAGCAACAGTATTTCGAGTCAATAAAGTAAATGGCAAATACTATTCAACAGTAGTAAATATCTATGTTCTAGGGCGTCAAGCGGAAACTAAAACTTTCTCTCAACAGGCAATTGATATAAAACTCCTAATTGAGAGATATAATCCGCGCGAAGTCCTTATTGACACTAATGGCTTAGGTCTGGGAATAGCCGACGAAATGATAAAAACTCATATTGATGGCCGAGGGCGTGAACTTCCTGCTTACGGCTTTTTCAATAATGATGATTATAAAAAAATTCAACCAAAAAATTGTATTCCAATTCTATACTCAATGAAAGCAAATGGCCCATTGAAATCAAAAATCAATGGCAACGCTTATGCTCGTCTAAATAGTGGCCTTGTTCGTTTCTTGATTTCTGAACAAGAGGCGCGGGCTTCACTTCTTGCCACAAAAAAAGGCCAGAAGATGTCTATGAAAGAGCGTGCAGAACGGCTTATCCCGCATGAAAATACAACAAAACTTTTCAATGAAATGGGGAACCTTCGTGCAAAACAAACGGGCAATGATATCGTCCTTGAACCAATCAATACTCGGTTCCCAGATGATAAATACTATTCATTTGCTTATGGCCTTTGGCGCATCAAAGAAATAGAGGAAGAAGAACAAAAACGACAAAGGAAACGAGGTCTCAATAAAAGAAAACTCGTATTCTTTACGGGAGGAACCTAATTGGAAAATCAACAAAACAAAGTAAAAACCGCGCGCGATATTTCCTCCTTTTCCCGCGCGCGAGAACAAATGGTAGCCAAAAGCCGAGAGGTCTATGGAGACTATGATTATCTATCTGGCGCGCGAGCTTCTCGAAGATTGCGCAAATATTCCTTGAAGGAGATAGATGAAATTATTAGTTCTGGTTCTTTAGCAGAACAACGAATTTTATCTCGAAATTATTTTTCGCTGGATGGGCTTTATAAGAGAATTCTTTTGTATTATGCTACCTTGATGAAAGGGGCCGGATTGCTGGCGCCAGTCCCGGCGTATGGCAAACAACTCTCCGCCGACCACATTCAAAAACGTTATTATAATGCTTTGAATTATATAGACAAGCTTCATCTGGAGGAATTCGAGACAAAAGTGGCATTGCGCGCACTTATTGACGGATGCTATTATGGCGTCATTCAAAGACTTGATAAGAATGATTTGGTTCTTCTTGATTTGCCTGCGCAGTTCGCTCGTTCATGCTATAAGGATATATATGGCAGAGATATAATTGAATTTGATGTTACTTATTTCTCTCAAATTATTGATAAAGAAGAGAGAGAAGAAGAATTATCTCTTTTCCCATCAGTAATTAGTAAGTATTATCGTCGATATGTAAAAGGCAGGGAAACTTACTCGTGGGTAAAGGTGCCTTCAGAGTTAGGAATTTGTTTCTCTTTTATCGAAGATGGTGCTCCGCTCTTTCTTTCTACAATTCCCGCAACAATTCAATATGACGAAGCAGTAGATACCGAGAGAGAAAGAGATTTGGACGAAATTAGAAAAATTCTAATTCAAAAAATCCCTCATCTTCAAGATGGTTCACTTCTATTTGAACCGGAGGAAGCAGTTGAAATGCACGCTGGCACGGTCGAGATGATGGCTGGAAATAAGAATGTCTCAGTATTGACTACATATGCTGATGTTGATTCAATTGTTTCTAAAACATCTTCAGATGCAGTTTCTAATAATTTGGAAAAGATGCTTCAAAATGTATATGCTGAAGCTAGTGTCAGTGCGCAATTATTCTCACCAACGGGAGCACAAGCTCTTGACAATTCTATTCGTAATGATATGTCCTTTATGATGATACTTATGAATAAAATTTCCCGCTTTGTTACCGATTTAGTGAATGGACTTTTTGGAAATACGAATATCTCTTTCAAATATACCATTCTGCCAATTACTTATTACAATCAATCTGAATTTATTACTGATTCCATGAAGCTCGCGCAAGCTGGATATAGCTATCTATTGCCATCTATCGCGATTGGTGTTGGACAAAGAGAACTTCTTGGAATAAAGGAATTAGAAAATGAAGCGCTAGGTCTTCGTGATAAACTAATTCCTCTTGCTTCTTCTTATACTGAGTCAGCTGGAAATGACCCTGGACGCCCCACAAAAACGACAGAACAAAAAGCTCCTTCAACGATTCAGAAAGAAGAATCAATCAATAAGCAAGGAGGCGTGAAGACCGATGAATAATTTCGAGTTTCCTGTCTCCGTTTATGGGAAATTAGAAAAGTATAATGACGTGCTTTCAAAAGGACGGTGCCGTATTTTTTATAAATACGGCAACCGCAATGGCACTTATATAACGGATGAGTTTTCTGAGAAACTTCTGTCAACAATAGCTTACGCGCCAGTCAAAGGTATTTATGAATATGATGATTTTACTGACCATGGCGCACGGCGTTCTGAAGGACGAATTTATGGTATTGTGCCAGAAAATCCACATCTTCAATGGGAAGAACATGAAGATGAGGATGGGGTTGTGCGCACATATGCTTGTGTTGATGTCCTAATTTTTACTGCACTTTATAAAGAAGCCAGCGATATTATTGGTAAAGCACAATCAATGGAACTTTATGAACCTTCCTTACAATACCACAGAGAAATTATTCATGGTCAACAATATATTGTTTTTGACGAAGGATGTTTCTTAGGACTTCAAGTATTAGGGAAGGATGTTGAGCCATGTTTTGAAGGTGCGGCTTTTTTCCAATTACAGGAAAATATTGAAGAAGTTGTAAAGAAAATTCAAGAGATTGAAATGACATATTCCAAAGGAGGACAAAAAGAAATGCCTCAGATGAATTTTAAGTTGTCTGATAGCCAGAAAATCGATGCTCTTTGGTCTTTGCTCAATCCAAATTATACAGAGGAAGGCAATTGGACAATTGATTATGCTATTTGTGATGTATATGACGAATATGCTCTAGCTTATAGTTATGAAAATGCGCAATATGAGCGTATTTATTATACTAAAAATGATGAGACTGATAGTGTAGCTCTTGGTGAAAAAGTTCGCGTTTATGTTGTCGATGTTACTGAAAAGGAAAAGACCACTCTTGACACATTGCGCGACCTCAATGGTGGAACGTATGAGCTTGTAAATGAAAATCTTGAGCACGCGCAAGAAAATGCTGAAAAAATTTCTGGTTTTGAACTCAAAGTTACCGAGTTAGAAAATAATATCGCAACTTTGAATACAGAGAAGTCTGCGGTTCAGTCAAGTTATGAACTTGAGCATCAAAAAGTTGAAAGTCTAACTGCTGAAAATGAAGGACTAAAACAGTATAAGCTATCCATCGAAGCAGAACAGAAGAATGCGGTTTTCACAGAGTATAAGGACAAGCTTTCTGAAGAAATTCTTGATACTTATCGTGAGAAGGCAGCAGAATATTCTGTCGCTGACCTAGATAAAGAATTAGCTTATGAACTGAAGAAAACAAATTTCTCTTTCTATGAGAAAAAGGATAATGGTTATTTACGCAAAGATGTCCAGAAGAATGGCATCGACGAGATTCTTGCTCGTTATGTAAAGTAATAAATTTTTGGAGGACTAAAAATGGCTACTAAGAGATTAGTAATCGACGGTTATGGCCAGGTTGAGCTAAACAACGTTGCCTTCCGTCGTGATGGACGTATCGTGGCTCAGTGCGCGCCCGATGCTGCCGATTTTGCTTCTGTTCCAGTTGAGAATGGTATGATTCTTGCTGTTGACGAGGCTAACCGCACTGTAAAGTTTGCTACTGACAATTCTCTTCCTCTCGCTCTGGTTTATTCTACTGAGCATATGTATGACGAGAGAATGCCTGGTCTAAAGAACTTCAAGCTAAATGGCTCTGATGACTTCCTACCTCGTCTAGGTTATCCAGCTGTTGGCGATAAGTGGCATACTAACACTATTTGCTATTCTGATACAGAATATACTAATGAAGCAGCGCTCATTACTGCACTAAAGACATATAAGACTGCTGCTGTTTATGGTAAAGTTGATGCTACTGGTGCTGTTTGTTTGACCGCCACTGCTCCTACCATTGGTCTAAAGCTAAAGGTTGTTGAGTATGGCACTATGCCCGATGGTCAGAAGGGCGTAAAGCTACAAGTTTTAGATGTGTAATAGGAGGGTAATAAAATGACTATTGCTGAACTACAAGAAATTGCCCTTCACGCCGTAAAGGGTACTGTGCCTGCTACTTATGCCAATAAGGAAGTTGATATGCAGGCCGCTTTCGCTGATGGTCTTAGCGAGCTAATGGGTTCCTACAATCAGTTTATGAAGAATCGTTATGACATTTATGAAATTGTCATGAAGGCCTATAACGAAATTTTTCCTGCAAAGGTTACTGATGCCATTGGTGCTTTTGCTGATGTTCAAATCACGAAGAATAACGAGAAGGTTATGTTCAAGGTCCGCAAGGGCAAGCTACGCGCCAAGAAGTTCCTAACTCAGGCTGCTATCAATGGTGTTTATGAGACTTTCCGTCTTGATTCTGACACCTTCACTCTTGCTATGCACAATGTCGGCGGCGGTGTCTCTGTTGACCTACAACGTGTTGCTGATGGCGCTGAGTCTCTAGCCGAATGCATGGCTATTCTAAATGAGGGTCTAATTGACGCTGTCTATTATGAGGTTTATAAAGCACTCCGCGCAGCTATCAATGCCTCTGCTCGTCCTGCTGCTAATAAGGTTGACGTTACTTCTTGGGATGCTGAGAAGATGGTCAAGCTAGTCAATGTTGTTCGTGCGTATGGCAATGGCGTTGCTATTTTTGCTCCTCCTGAGTTCATTGGTGCGATGGGTGCTGACGCCATTGTTTCTGGTATTACCAATACCACGAATGGCATTTATCATCCTCAAGATATTGATGCTATTCATAATACTGGTTACATCAACGTCTTCCGCGGTTGTCCAGTCGTTCCAATTCGTCAGTCCTTTATTGACGAGAGCAATGAGAAGACCTGGATTGACCCACAGATTGCTTATGTTCTTCCCGCTGGCGGTGAGAAGGTTGTCAAGGTTGGACTTGAAGGTGGCTCTCTAATTCGTGACTACCAGAACCGTGATGGTTCTACCGAGATTTATGCTGAGCAGAAGATGGGCTGTGCTATTCTTGCTCATCATAACTGGGGTATTTATAGAAATACCGGTATCGAGCAAACTTACGAGAACCCCTACGTCAATCTTTGATAAATCCCTACGATATATAATGGATGGGGGAGGTAGCTCCTCCTCCATCTTTTTCTAAATTTTGGAGTAAAAGGAGTATTCATAATGTCTAAGGTAAAAATTATTAGTAAGTATTCTGGTTCAGTTTTGGTAAAAATTCCAGACTTGAATTTCCGTCGTGAACTAATTGCGCGCGGCTCATCTTTTACAGTAGATAGCGAGTTTTTACAAGAAATGATGTATGATTATGGCTTCCGTTATATGATAGAAAGCGGAATGCTTTATATTGATGATCTTCAAGTAAAGAAAGATCTGGGGCTTGAACCAGAAGATGCTACAGAGCCAGTCAATCTAATTCCACTAGAAGAGCCTCAAATGAAGCGCGCGATGACGGTTATGCCAATCAATGAGTTCAAAGCATTTATCAAAAAGCTCACATATGAACAAATGCTTGCGCTATCTGATTATGCTATTTATAACGAGCTAGGAGATTTTCAAAAAGCACAAATCATCAAAGAAGCTTGTGAAAAGGATATTCTAAAAGCGATTGAACTAAATGGGCAGGCTAAGGAGGGCTAATAAATGGCGACTCCTTTACAAACGGTATATAAAGCTTTTTTGTCAAAGATTTTAGAGGATGAGTGGCAAGGATGGTCGCAGGAAGAATTAGAGGCTGATTTAGAAACACTTCTAACTGGCGCTGTCACTCGTTTCAAGTTCCCCCGCAAATCTCTTGAATGGAATAACGAAGGTTTCATTGAAGATTTAGATAATGAAGAAATTCAAATTTTAGCTTGTTATATGAAAGTAGAATGGCTCAATAGGACCATTCTCTGCTGGGAAAATGTAAAACCTCTTTATGAGGAAAGAGACTTTTCTCAAGCAAATCTTCTTGATAAGTTTGATCAAATGCTAAAAACCGAACAAAAGGCTGCCGCGCAGTTAGAAGCAATTTATTATCGTTCTATAAAGCGGAGGCCCTTTGCTTATCGTAAGTTGGCCGAGCAGTCATGAAAAAAGAATTTGCTGAAGGATATATCAACAAGCTAAAGAGCAAACTTTTTGGTCTATTGTGTGAATTTGAAAAGAATGGCGAGTGGGAAAAATTTCTTGATTCGATTATTACTGAGCTTCTTGGTTTTCCAGAGGATTTACGCACAATAAACTATTATATTTTGCTGGCTAAAATTTCTTCGCTTCGTTATCTTCGTTATGAATATTTTCGTAATACAATTTTTAGTTGTATGACTTTATTGGGGAAGACTAATGAACTATTATGATATTTATAATAAGCGACTGAATCGCTATGGCAATGATTATCAGTCACGACTTCAAGGGAAGCGCGAGCATCAATTTGAGTTATATCTTTCTCGTTCTGTTTATTATACAGTTTTCAAATACAATAACACCGATGTTGAAGGTAGTTTTGAACGCTATAAACAAGATGAGACAAAAGCTCTTCATTATCTTTTGACAAAAATTGAAGTAAAAATTCCAAACGGAACGGTTCTTATGATACCGAATAAAGATGGAATTGAAGAGCCTTGGATGGTATATTATCTTGAACGAATAAAAGCAAGTGGATATAACCGTTATATTATGCTTCATATGACTCACTATTTGACCTGGACCGCGCGAGATGGTTCAACTCAAAATACTTGGGCTTATATGTATGGTCAAGAAAACAATATGTTGATAGATGAACTTCGTTCAAGAAGTCGAATGGATACTCTTTATACAGAGAATTTGAAGACTAGTTTCTTCATTATGCCAAGAAATCAATACATAAAAAAAGACGATTATTTTATTGTCGGTGAAAAACCTTTTCAGGAATATTATCGAGTAACAGGATACGACTTTCAATCAAGTGAAGGAGTTGAATATGTGACAATTGACCCAGTTTATGAATTTGATTTGACACCCGCGCCTATGAAGCAAGAGAATGATACAGATGAGGATTTCTTTTGGCTGAATGGAGGGGAAATAAATGATTAGAAATCTAAGAGAAATTGGGCCTTATCTTCAAAAAATTGTTACTAGACTCCAATCAAATCAAAATCTTCTCAAATATCTTTATTATACAGATAAAGATCCTTTAGCAAATCAGAACTTATCAAAGAAACAGATACAGGAAGAAATTTTCAATGAATTGATAAAAATCGTTCCTCGTGTGGGGCCGAAAGAAACTGCAAAAAGTTTGATTTCTATCCGAGTGGTGAATGGACATCAAAATGATGCTAATAATCAAATTGAAGATTTATCTGTTGCTATTGAAGTTTTTGTTCCTATGACTCAATGGATTATCAAAGATGAGAACCTTCGACCATTTTGTATAATGGGAGAAATTCAGAATTCTTTGAACGGGAAGAATATTGATGGTCTTGGTCGAGTTCATGGTGGAGATTTTGCTGCTAATTTCTTTACAGATGAAATTTCCTGTTACGAAATGACATATTCTTTTTCATTATATGATTGATGAAAGAGTTTTTCTTGGCTTCCCTAAAAATTTTGATAATCTCTGTAAAATATATCCGCCCAAGATAAAAGATGTAGTTGGGAATGATAAATTTCCTTTATATAAAAGAGTTCTTACTTTGTCTCAAGAGGAGATAGAGGACAAATTCACTGAGAAAGGATTAGATTTAGCCAATATGTTGTCGCCTTTTGAAACATTATTTACTAATGCTTATAATAGTGAAGAAATGCGGCAACTGACCAATGATGCTTTTTTCTTTTTTATTCATGAACCCATAACGCTTCTTTATGAGCAGAAAAAAATTATTATTGGAGACATTGAAAAAGTTTTGAAAAAAATTGAAAAAATTGATGATTTGAAAATTATTGATGATTCTAATTTTTTCAATTTTCAGAATGAAGTGCGCGCGATGCTTGGTGAAAAGAAAATTGATCCTCCCAATCCAAATGAGGATCCGCGTCTAAAAAGGATGAAAGCCAAAGCTCGTTATCGTGATAGAGTGAAGGCAAAATCAGGAAAAGGTCTCCAATTAGGTTCATCATTGGCTTCACTTTGTTGTATGGGTTTTGGACTAAATCCACTTTCTCTTGGAGAGTTGAGTTATGCTTCAGTTCCAATTTTGATACGTTACTATCAAGAAAAAGAAAAATATCAACTTGATGTTGATAGCTTACTTGCTGGCGCTGATGCTAAAAAAGTAAAACCCAAATATTGGGTTAGAAACATTGATATGGATGAATAAATTTTTATAGGAGGCTATAAAATGGCTGATATTCTAAGTCGCTATGGTAGATAAAATGCCACCATAAGAAGTAATTCTTATTGGAAAAATCTTGTGAATTGCTGGAAGATTCTAAAGCTAACTGACTACAACGTAAGAAGTAATTCTAAGCGTGAGAGTGAAAAAATAGTTAGATAGTGAACTCGAAGGAGGTCTAAAATGGACAATCAGCAGCTAAGCATCAATTCAGAAATATATTATAGAAAGCCTACTAGTGGGAATGGTTTTATTTATAAATACACAAGTCCATCTGGAAAGAGTTATATTGGAAAAGCAATAGGAACTTTGAAAAAGAGAGCTATAAATTTAGTCTCTGGGATAGGGTATAAGAAATGTCCTCTTTTTTGGCGAGCAATAAATAAATATGGATTTTTGAATTTTCAGGTAGAAATAATTGAAGAAGCCCCTTTATCAATTTTAGGCGAAAAAGAAATTTTTTATATTGAAAAATATAATACAAGAAACCCCAATGGATATAATATTGCTCAAGGTGGAGAAGGGGGGCAAAAGAAAGAGGTTTATGTATATTCGGCGCAGAATGGAGAATATGTTGGGCATTATTCAAGCTTGACGGAGGCTTCAGTGGAAACAGGAGTTCCTATTGAAACAATCAGTATAATAATGAAGCAGCAAAGACGAAAACAGGCTCACAATTTGATTTTTTTGGATAGCTATATTGAAAGATATGATATAAATAATTTAGCTCGAAAAAATTATACAAAAGTTTTTGTATATGATAAAAACGGGAGCTACGTAGGCAGTTATAGCAGTATTTCTAATGCTTCGAAAGAATTGGACATATCAGAAAGTGCAATAACACGAGCACTTGCCGGCACTATTTTACATGCTTCATTTTTTCAGTTTAGAAAAGAAAAAGAAGAGTATTTACCTCCAATTCCCAAAAATTCAAAAAGCCCGATTCCTGTATGCCAAATTGACCCAAAGACAGGAGAAATTCTAAACAGATTTAGTTCTCTTCAAGAAGCTGGTCGAGCGGTCGGATTGACAAGTGGTAGTGGAATAAAAAAAGTAATTACAAGAGGTAAAGGAACTAGTGGTGGATATTTCTGGATAATTGATGAAAGTTCAACGACTAAGTAGAGCAAAATCCTAGCTCTCTGTGCAAGACCTCCAATTTTATTGGAGGAAGATATAGTCTAATCTTAGGCGAAAGTCTAAGCAGCATTTATCTAGTCACAATAAATGCGGACAGATTGGGAACCTGTTGAATGTTATGATTAAGGAAGTTTGTGACTTCACTCTATATGATATCAATGACGACGGTTCTATTGGCGCCCCTGCGCTATATCTGGATACTCTAAAAATTTCAACCGTCGAGCAAACAGCTGATAGCAATTCTGCTCGTGGCGGCAAGGGTAATAGTGAATTGATTATGTGGGATTTTGGTCGTGAAATCACCCTAAACCTTCAGGATGCTCTTTTCTCTGCTAAATCTATGGCAATCATGTTTGGTGATGCTGATGGTGCTTCTGCTCCTGCTAGTGGTTCTGTGCTTCGTACTTGGAACCTAACTAAGCTTGGCACTCTTAGCGCTGCTCCTACTCAGCTAGATCTAGGCCTTGGTAAGAAGCATACTGTTTCTACTAGCGCTGTTTATTATACGGCTACTGGCTCTTCTAGCTCTGAATGGAGTGCTGACGCTGTGTATATCACTGATAAGGTTACTACCAAGGACTATACTGAAATTGTTATTAATGCTGAGACGTTCCCCGGAACTTATGCATGTATTGGCGACACTTACTGCCGCAGTGAAGATACTGGTAACGATAGCTTCTTCCAAATTCAAATTCCAAAGGCAAAGATGCTTTCTGACGTTACTCTAACAATGGAAGCTGAGGGCGACCCCACTGTCTTTGATATGCAGATGAAGGTTCTCCGTCCAAAGAACGGCAAAATGATGAAGCTAGTCAAGTATGATATCTAAAATCTGAATAGAGAAAATAGGGCGGTGGAGGTTGGCCTCCATCGCTCTTTTTTGGAGGATAAAATGGTAGATTTATTTTCTTTCAAGGAATTAGAGCCATGCTATTTGAAAGCTACTTATCCTATAGAGATTGGGAATAGAAAAATTGAAAAAGGAGAAGTTCTTGCTACTTTTGATAAAATTCAAATTGGAGCTTTGAAAGAAGTAAAAAATTTTGTAGCTGCACGAGGTGGCTTTGATAATCGTGCACATGTCTATTGGGAAACAACAAAAGAACTTCCTCTTTCATTTTCTCAAGGAGTCTTTTCAAAAACTCAGCTGGCTCTTCTGATGAACTCAAAATTGGTGGACTTTCAGAAAGATGACCCTATTCCAGTCTTGTTTAGCGAGAAAATAGAAAGTGATGAGAATGGAGAGTTCAATCTAAAAGAAATTCCAATAAGACTCTTCTTATATGAAGAAAAAACTGGAGAAAAAATTTCTTTTGGGTTGGATGGAAAAAGAGTAAAAATTGAAAATCCATATACAGAAGTGGTAGCGCAATATACCTATAATTATATGGATGGTGCTTCTCAAATTCAGTTGGGTAAGCGTTTATTGACTGGCTTTGTGGAACTTGAAGCTAGAACTAGAGTAAAGGACGATACAACCGGGCAAGTTGTAACTGGACTTTTCAAAATTCCAAAGTTGAAACTAATGTCTGATTTATCTATTCGGCTGGGCGCGCAAGCTACACCGGTGGTTGCTAATTTCTCGGCGGTAGGCGTTCCAGTGGGTTCAAAAGGGAGTTCTTATGTAGGAGAATTCTATATTTTGAGTAATGATATAGATAGTGATTTCTAAGTGATATCAGCATTAGTTTTCCGCTAATGCTGATTTTTTATGTGGGAGGGAGAAATGGCAGAAAAAAGAGTAATACAAATTGCCTTTGATGGCAATATAGAAAAAGTATCTTCTAAAATTCAGATCATTCAAAATGAACTTAGTAAGCTAAGTCTAGGTAAAGGCTTAAATCGTGAATTTGAAGATACTTTTTCTTCTTTGATGAGCGAACTAAAAAAGCTTCAAGGTTTGACAGATGGTAATAAAGTAGATTTTGTTGATGTAAAAAAAGTTGAGAAAAGCACCGATGCTATTGATAGACTTTATGATAGGCTGTCTCGTCTTGCAAGTTCTTCTGGAGTGAATAGTTCGCTTCTCAAAAATGATAAGAAGGCAATTGATGCACTGACTAGCGCGCGAACGAAATACAATTCGGTTACAGTAGCGGGACTAAAGGAGCAGCAACGTCTTCAAAAAGATTTAGCTAACGCTCAAGAAAAAACAAATTCTAAAGCTGAAAGAGCGCAATTTATTGATAATTTACGCGAACAAACTACTAATGCGTTACTAAACGCGCAGAAGGAACTGGCTTCATTAGAAGCTCAATTGCGTGCAAAAGGCGGAAATAATCCAACTAAATACCTAAAAACAGATGAAGATGGTAATGTAGTTAGTGCGGATAAGCGAACTTCTCTTGGAAAGCAATACAACGCGCTAAAGGAGCAGTTACCTCAGTTAGAAGCAGCGGCGAAAAGTGCCGAAAAGGCTGTTAAACCAAGTTTTGCACAAATTGAAGAAGAAGCAAAAAAGATTGCTGATGGAATTGATAAAGCGAAGAAAGCTCTTAGTGATTTCAATAACACGCAGCCGCAGAAACAAGCAAAAGCTTTTGGAGAGGTACGCCAAGAACTTGAAAAGATTAGCGGTATTGATTGGAAATCTCTTGGTATTGACCTCAGTAGTATCAATAATATTGATGAACTAAATGATAAACTTTCAACTTTTTCTAGCGATGCTGGGGTTCGCGCGCAGCAAGTTCTTGAAAATATTCGGAATGCAAGTTCTGAAGGAGCCGAACCACTTAGGGTTCTAGGAAGAAATGTTCAAGCCGCGGGACAAGATTTACAAGAACTAACTGACCGAGATAAAGATATTCAACGTCTAACTGGCCAATTGAAGAATTTCTTTTCAATTTCTAATTCGGTCCAATTGTTCAAACGAGCAATCCGTTCTGCCTTTGAAACAGTAAAAGAACTTGATAGTGCGATGACTAAGATCGCGGTTGTTTCTGATTTCTCTGTCGGAGACATGTGGGAGAAATTACCACAATTTACGGCACAAGCAAATGAGCTAGGCGTAGCTATCAAAGATACTTATAATGCAACTGCCCTCTATATTCAGCAAGGCCTTGATCTCCAGCACTCAATGGAGCTTTCTAATGAAACTCTAAAAATGGCTCGTATCGCTAGTATGGAAGCCGCAGATGCTACCGACGCGAAATTTCATTGCGTCGCCTAATAGTAATATTAGGGCAACAATTTTTTGAATTGCTGGAATCTCCTTAGAGACTTATCTACTAAACAATTCTGTGAAGAATTGGCTTTAAGAGAGTAGTAAAAATGATAAGTATTGGACAATCAGCAGCCAAATTTCTTATTATAAGAAAAAGGTTCAACGACCAACCCATATGGGTGTAGATTTAAGTAAATCGAAGCTGAAAATATCCTTAAGGGATAATGATATGGTCTGAACTTTATAGAAATATAAAGGAGTAATAAATATGACAAAATCAGAGCAAAAAGCTTTGCGTAATATTGATGATTTTCAAGAAGTTGAGCTTATTGAATTTATAAGAGTGGATAAAAAAAGTGAAAAGATTAAAGTAAAATGTCTGAACTGTGGAACAATTTTTGAAAGATGGATTCATCATTTTAACAATAATCCTCATAATTGCCCATCTTGTAGGCCCAGAAAAATAGCTAATAAGCTATCACTGGTGCAAGCACAAGAAAGGACAGACGCTATTTTTAATGGAGAGCTTGAACTACTTGAATATAAGGGAAATAATACTTTAATAAATGTAAAATGTAAAAAATGTGGAGAAATTTTTTCTTCTGTTCCTACTTGCTTGTGGAGAAGTAGAACAAAAGGATGCCCACAATGTTCTAAAACCATTTCTTTGGGAGAAAAAAAGATAAAAGAGTTTTTAGAAAAAAAACAAATTCAATATATAAGAGAGTATAGATTTCCTGACTGTAAAGACGTAATGACTTTGCCCTTTGATTTTTATCTTCCAGCCCTAAATATTGCGATTGAATATCAAGGCGAACAACATTATAAAAAGAAAAGTTTTTATTATTCAGATAAAATTCAAAAGCATGATGATATAAAGAAGCAATATTGTGAGGAGAGGGGAATAAAACTTATATGTATTCCTTATACAGAAGATGTAAGTTCATATTTAGAACCAAGAGTAAAATAACGAATTACTTTTGAACAATATGAATGACAAGCGCACTCCGTGGATTCAATATGGAATTGAATCAGGCCTCTGCGCAACGTGTCAATGACGTTTACTCTGAATTAGCTGCAATCACAGCATCTGATGTGGAAGAACTTTCTACGGCTATGTCAAAGACTGCATCTATTGCTCATAATGTCAATATGGAATTTGAGACGACGGCGGCTTTCTTAGCACAAGGCATTGAAACGACACGCGAGTCAGCCGAGACTATTGGTACGGCTCTCAAGACTGTTATAGGTCGTTTTTCAGAAGTCAAATCCCTCTATTCAAAAGGTGAAATTACTGGCACTGATGATAACGGTGAAGAAATCAATGTAAATAAAGTTCAAAAAGCCCTTCGTACAGCTGGTGTTGATATGACGAAGTTTTTCACTGGCGAAGAAGGATTAGACCAGGTTTTCCTAAATTTGTCTAAAAAATGGGATAGTTTAGACATAGCAACCCAAAGATATATAAGCACCATGGCGGCCGGTAGTAGACGAATTAAACGACGCTGTCCACTGCTTTCTGCGGCCTAATAATACAGATAACTAAAAATCCTCTTAACTGCGGGAATATCTATTAACTTCTTAATAGCCAAGTATAGGTAGAAATATACTATATGGCGAGGGTAATGACTAAGGTATGGTAAAATCATTAAGAGGGGACAATCCGCAACGAAGCCTCTGAATAGAAAGAGGAACGCTCACAGACTATCGAACGCAATTGAAATAAGGCGGCTGAAATGCCGCGCGAAGCAAGTAGAGTAGGGCAAACCGAAAGAGAGGACTCGTTTCATAGCTATTATTGGAAATTTGACTTTTACTCCTTTATGTGTTATAATATAAATATATAGGAGGAATTATATGGAAAAGCAAATTTTTATTGATGGAATTGAAACTGTTTATACAGTTAGTGATGAAGGTGTTATTAAAAATAGTAAAACTGGACGAGTAATGACAATTAACAAAGGTAATGTTCAACTTAATGTTAATGGAAAAGGAACGGGTCGTTCAGTTGGGAAAATTGTAGCCGAGGCTTTTCTTGAAAAGCCAGAAGGTACTTCTTTAGTAAACCATAAAGATGGAGATAAGATGAATAATCGAGTTGATAACCTTGAATGGATTACTAATAAAGAAAATTCTAAAAACGTTTGGAATAAACGAAGAGAAAATAACACAACAAATGCTGGTAAAACAGTGGAAAGGAAGAAGCGAGAAAATATAGTCGAAATTGATACTGGTTTTTTGACAGAAGATGAAAAACAAATAGAAATAGATGGAGAATTGATTCCTTATTCGATAAGTCAAAATGGTAAAGTGAGAAATTTACGAACGGGTAAATTTCTAAAAGGCTCTATTCTTCATACTTATAATTATATCAATTTTCGTTGGGATGGAAAGCAAAAGAATAAAGCAGTCCATAGATTAGTTGCTGAAGCTTTTCTCTCAAAGCAAGAAAATGCGACAATGGTAGATCATATAGATGGCGATAGGCTAAATAATAAAATCGAAAATTTGAGATGGGCAACTCCTAAAGAAAATGCTAATAATATTCACTTAGAGAAAACGCCTGAAAAGCCTAAAATTCAAGAACACTTTTTTACTGAGGATGAGTTATGCTCTGAAGTTTGGAAGAAGTATCTTGGTTATGGCATTTCTAATTTAGGAAGAATAAAAGGTAAAAGAGGCCAAGTCCTAAAAGGAACCGCATTAGACTGTGGGTATATTAGTTATATGATAAATAATAGGTCATCTCTTGGTCATGTATTAGTTTGGGAAGCTTTTAATGGTGAAAAACACAATGAAATGGTTATCAATCATATAAATGGAAATAAGCATGATAATCGCTTGTGTAATTTAGAGGAAATTTCTCATCAAGAAAATATGCTTAAGGCTTCAGAAGAAACTAATGCGTGGGGCTTTAGAGAAGTTGGTGAATTTGATGAAGCAGGTAATATGCTTAGAAAATTTGCTAATGCCTCTGTCGCCGCGCGGGAGATTGGAATTTTGCCTGGTTCAATGAGAAATACCATTAGAAGAAATGGTAAATGCCATAATGGTTTATCATATCGTTATTTAGATAAGTAATATTGTCAAAAAACTTATAAAAGTCGATTTAAGCAATCAAGATTCATTGCAATGATTTCCAACTATTCCAAAACTATGGAATTGGTAAACGCAGCGAATAATAGTGCTGGTGCAAGTCAAGAACAGTATGAAAAAACACTCGAAAGTCTTGAAACGAAACTCTCAAAGTTGAAAAATGCTTGGGATGAATTTGTAATGGGGCTTTCTAATAATGAAGTCATAAAAACCGCAGTAGATGTTCTAACAGGCTTGCTTCAAATAATCAATAAAATTATTGATGGACTTTCTGGCGGGAATGGTCTTATAAAATCAATTATATCCATTACTGCTGCAATTGGTGGTTTGAAGCTAGGAAAGTCTATTATTAGCTCTCTTATCGGGAATATGGTGGACACAAGAGAGGGTGGAATACTTTCTAATATTTTTGGAACAAAAACTACTCAACAAAAAGCTGGACTTCAAACGGGAAAGAATTTTCTTTCTGGGCTTTCAGATGCAATAAAGAACAAAAGTCTGCCTAAGACAGACTATATTATTTCCGACTTTTCAAAAAATTTGACAACTGTTTTCAAAAGTAAGGAATGGAACTTTGATTTTTCAAATGCAAAGCCAGAAGGTCTTACGCAGTTCAAACAGAATATTACAAACTCTCTATCGCAAGGCGATGAAGCTTCTAAAGCTCTTTCAGCACAGTTTTCTTCTCTTTGGGATACAAAGAAATACAATGAAGCAATAACTGTTCTTGAAAAAGCTGGAATCCAGATAAAATTGACTGGCGAAGAAGCTCAGCAAATGGGTATTTTTGTATCAAAGACTGACAAAGATTTTAGAACAATGGCTATCGCGGCAGGAGTGGCAGCAAGTGCTTTGATGGGACTGGCTACTATTCTTGATAATAATGGAAAGGAAAAAGCAGCCAATATCGTTCGCGGCATAGCTACTGCTCTAATGGGTCTTATTCCAGTTATTACAATGGTTCAAACTGCTATGATAATTGGCGCTAAAAGTGTATCTGTTGCTATCAAAAATATTCCAATTATTGGTTGGATTGCAGCAATTATTTCTGCTGTAATTTCTCTTATTCAAATTTTTTCACAATTTGCTCCAGAGACTCAAGCCGAAAAGACAGAACGTTTAGCAGAGCAAACCCAGAAGGCAGCAGAAGCAGCACAAGCAGCGCAACAAGCTTACTCCAATTTGGTTGAAAGTTTTGACAAATATGGAGAATCTGTTGATAAAATCAATGATTTGACAGTTGGAACTACAGAATGGAAAAATGCACTTCTTGATGTAAATAATCAAGTTTTGGAACTCTTGGATAAGTATCCTCAATTAGCATCTTATTTGACTTCTGAAAATGGTGTATTAGGAATTTCAGAGGAAGGTATCCAGAAGGTTACAGATATTGCACAAGAGCAAGCACGTAGAGCTCAAGCCTTATCCATTACGAGTCAGTATGCTGAAACAACCAATCAGAGAAGAATTGCTCAAAAAGCATATCAACAAAACTTCTGGTCTTATGACCAATATACTCGTAATTTTACCACAAACCCCGAAGCAGCAAAAACTTTTTCAAATTATCTCAAAGAAAATCCAGATATGACAGCCGAAGATTTTCAGACTTTGGCTGGAGGCGCAGGGGAAGAACTCTCCAAATTGGCTGATATTACTGGCCTTACTGTCAATCAAATGGCGGATTTAGTAGATATTACTCGTTCTTATAATAAAGATATGGTAGCTTATGGTCTTCAAGAAGAAAATTACCGTAATGCTTTGGGAGTTTTAGCGGGGGATGTTTCTTCTAATAAACGTTGGAGTATGGTTACTCAAATGTTTAACCTGGATGAGACTGCTTCTGAAATAGACGCCGCGCGTGATAAATTGGATACGACAATTTCTGAAATGGCTCGTGACTTGAAAGATCAAGGTTATACAAGTATTATGGATTTGACCGGAAGTGACGCCACTTACCGTCAAGTTTATGAAGCCATTACAGGTCAAAGTTCAGAGGGCATTGATATTGACAGTATAAAGGATTATATAGCTCAATTCCAAGTTTTGAATGGCCAAGTTGAAGAAGCTATTCCAATTCTAAATAAGTTGACATCAATGAAAAATCAAGGCCTAGCTGATGAAATTGCTGGACGAATTGCTGGTGGAACTAGCCTAACGCGAGCTCAAGCAGAAAAACCACTTACAAAAGCTGACTTGCAGGAAATGGCATCTCAAATGGGATATGCTAATGCCGATGAAATGGCAAAAGCTTTTGGATTTGATGATTGGACGGCTCTTCTCAATCAGTGGTCACAGGACGCTGCTTCAATTGCTTCACAGTTTAAGGAAAGGGAAGCAACTACTGCTAATGTTATTGGTCAAAATCAAGTAGAAAAAGCAAACTCTTTGATGGGAGATAAAGACTTCCAAACCTACTCCAAATATCTTGAACAATTGGCAACTCTTTATGCTAAAGCGGGGGTAAATGGCGCGCAAGCGGTTGATTTGTTCCAAAATTCTCTTGAAGCTTTGATTTCTAATAATCCTCAGTATGAGGAAGAAATCAAAGATATTATTGGAATGACCGACCTTTCTGACTATGACAGTGTCGAAGCAGCAATTTCTGATATAAAAGAACTTATTCCTGGAGTTGGAGACGAACTCAATAATTTTGAGACAGCTCTTATTCAACTAGGTAAAGCCACTAAAAAAGTCAACTTGAAAACCACAATGTCTGATTTGACTTCGATGTTAGACTTAGCAGATGAGATTTCTTCCCACTCTCGTTCCGAAGGCATTACTCAAGACGAACTAGAACAAATTGTATCTAGTGGTGTTGCTGGTTACTCTGATTTTATGTTTACAGGTCAGGAATTTATTCCAGTGACTTCTACTATGGACGACCTGGCCGAAGCAGTGCGCGCGAACACTCAAGCCGCCATTGAGAATACTTTAGCGCTTTTGAAGCAAGCAATTGGTGAGGGCGAATATGTTGAAGAAATGTTCAATCAAGAGGAATCTTGGAAAGGGATTTCTGATGAGCAAAAAAATCGAATTCTAAGCGGAGAAGCTAGCGCGACACTTGACGCGAATGTAATTCGAGATGTTCTTCAATTAGACAAAAGTGCCTCTACGGAAGAAGTTATGTCTAAATATCGCGCCTATATGCCAGATTATTTGAATTTAGCTGATAATCGTTCTCAAGTAGAAAATTATCAGAGTTATATGGACCAGGCAGCTGCTTGGAACACCGACGCGCAAAATCTCCTCCTACAAGGAAATACAGATGCTCTTGATGATATTGTCAACGCGCGCGAGCTGAGCGGAACCGTTGAAAAACTAACGGATGATTATGAAGCTAATACAGAAAACGGCGAAGCCAACTCTGACATGATGAAAACTCAAGGTGTCAGATATACAGAGAATGAGAAAAAAATCAAAAAACTTTGTGAAGGTATTGAAGACGTAAAGGATGCTTTTGATAAGGGAACTGAAGCTTTGGCCAATGGTGAGACTCCTGCTGACGATTATTGGCAAGCTCTTTCTAAAATTGAGAGTAAAGGCCGCCAAGTCTTTGGTGAGAATTTTACTCAAGATTTCATCCAGCAAAATGCTGATTTGATTTCTCAGCTGACCGAAGGCGGAGAAGTTGGCGAACAAGCTTTTATTTCCCTTCAACAGAAGATTTCTGAAGCTACTCAGAAAGAGGTTGAGGATTTGACTTATTTTGATACTAATCTCCAGCAAGTTAGAAGTGCGCTTGACGGGTTAGATGGAGTAAAAGCCGAGTTCAAGGTCAATGGCACTGCTGATGTATCTCAATTAGTTCAACAACTAATTCTTGCGGGTAACACAGCGGCTGAGGCCGCGCGGATTGTTGAGTCTTTGACAGGTTCAACTGTTACTTATACTGTTGCCTGGCAGTGGGTTACTCTTCCTACTTCGTTAGCAATGAGTTCTACTTATGCCGGTCTTGAGAAGGCATATACGGGTGGTGGTTTTACTGCTGTAAAAATTCCTAAAGTTGTTCAGGCAGTTGGCACAAAAAATAATTATAGCGGCTCTGGATACTCCGGTTCTTCTAGCGGAGGCGGCGGAGGAGGAGGAAGTTCTTCTAAAGATACTGTTTGGGAGAATCCTTATGATAAGCTTTATAATTTGACAGAACAAATCAATGAGGCCCTACGTCAGCGCGAAAAACTTGAAAGAGAGTATGACAGAATTCTTGAGCGCAGAGGTTCGACTTTCAAAGAACTTCGTGCGAACTACAACGCTCAAGTCAAGTCTCTTGAAGAAGAAATCAAGCTTCAAGAGAAACTGCGTGCGGGTCGTAAGGGACAGCTTGATGCGATTAGTAATGAAAAATATACGGATAGTGAAGGAAATCGTAAGACGTTCGCGCAGACCGGAGCAACAAAATATGCACGATATGACCAAAGTCTAAATCGTATTATTATTGATTGGGATGCTATTGATATGATTACTGATGATGACCTTGGTTCTGCTGTCGAGGCTTATGTCAGTCGGTTAGAAGAACTTCAAGATCAATTTGAAACAACAGATGAAACAATTGAAGATATGAAAGATACCCTTGATGAGTTACGCAAAAGTCAAATGTCTGATTATCTTGATTTTGAACAAAGTGTCTATGATGCTCTTGTAAATGCTCAACAGAAGCTTATTGACGAGTACCAATCTTTATCTGATAGTATTGCTGATTCAAATTCTAAAATTTTGGAAAATCTTCAAGAAAGTATTGATTTAGAGCGTCAAATTCGAGATAATACAAAAACAGAAGAAGATATCAATGAGAAAGAAGCTCGTTTAGCTTTCTTGCGACGTGATACTTCAAACGCCAACGCTTTAGAAATCAAAAAATTGGAAGAGGAATTGAGCGACGCTCGGGAAAATTATTCTGATAGTTTAGTTGATCAACAGCTTGAACGCCTTACTCAACAAAATCAAGATGCACAAGAGGCACGTGAAAAGCAAATTGAACTTATGCAAGCTCAACTTGATTATGCTTCTGAGAATGGCGAATTCTGGAATAGAGCCTATGAATTGATAAATGAAGGCTTCGCGGCAGATGGTTCTCTCAATCAAGCAGCTCAATTATGGGAACTCCTCAAAGCTGATGAAGGCTGGAATGGTCTAAGTAAATTCGGCCAGCTAAATTGGCAAGAAGAAATTTCTAAGGCGATTATCGCTGCCAGCCAAGGCTATGCTAACTGGAACATGTATAAAGCTGAACAAGTGGACAAGTCTTTGGTTCTACCAGATGGAACTCTATTGACTTATGATGGGAAGCAATGGAAAGATAGTAATGGCAATGTTTATAATGGAATTGATTTTGATTCTAATAAAAATCAATTTACCTATGGTTCGATTGATTATGCTACACCACCAACACCAGGAGGGGGCAGTACCGGTTCATCTGGTGGAGCCGAGAAGAAAGAAATTTCTGTTGGCAGCACATTCAATGCCACTGGTGCTCCTATCTATCCATATCCGGGCGGCTCGGCTCAGCGGCAATATTTTGCTAATGACCCTTACTATGTAGCAATTGGTGAATCTGGCGATTATTGGCTTGCTCGTTGGCATGGAGCTTCTTCTGGCTCAACTGGTTGGTTCAAGAAAACAGATGTAAAAGCATATAAGACTGGTGGCTTAGCTGATTTCACCGGGCCTGCTTGGCTTGATGGAACAAAATCTCATCCAGAATTAGTTCTCAATGCTAAAGATACTCAAAACTTCCTCATTCTCAAGGATATTTTGAGTTCTGCTGTCAAAAATGCTGGAACTTCAAATAATGGCGGAGATAATTATTATGATATAAATATTTCTGTTGATGAAATTGCTTCTGATTATGATGTTGACCAACTCGCGCGCCGTGTCAAGGAACAAATTGTAGAAGACAGCATTTATCGTAATGTCAACACAATAAGTTTTATCAGATAAATCGAGGCAACCAAGGATAAAGCAACTTATAAAAAGATTGAGTAAAGGAGGAAAAATAGATGGGCGTTTTAGGCGGAGACTTCATTGGCTTCTCTTTTGATGGTCATCATTCCTCCGACCTTGGGATTATGAGAGTAAGTGATGGAAGCAGGTATGCTGATTACCTGCTTCCCACTTCTCAGGATTTGACGGTCCAAGTTCCGGGCGGAGATGGAACCTACTATTTTGGTTCGTATGACACATCAAAAGTTTTTTCTATTTCTATTGCCTTTGATAGTCTAAAAGAAGAACAAATTAGTAATCTCCGAAAGATTTTTGGAGAAAAAAAGATTGGTAAGCTTATATTTGATGAAATGCCATATAAATATTATATGGTAAAAATTACAGGCCAGCCGCAATTGAAGTATATTTGCTTTGGAAAAACTGGGCAAGAACGCATTTATAAAGGCGAAGGCACAATTCAATTTACTGCTTATTATCCTTATGCCAAGAGCACCGCACTTTTTCTTGGTGCTACTAATCTTACATCACTTGAAAATAAGGATGAATGGGCTGCGGCAAGTCGCTTACCACAAACCGCGCCAACTTTGACTGGTAGTTCAATTCCTGTTTATAATGTTGGCGACCTACCAATGGACTGGCGCGCGCGGTATATATTCCCTAATGTCCCAACTGACATTTATATGGATGGGGTTGGAATGCTAAAATTTTCAGCCATTGCCAAGCAAGGTAGCGATGAATTTATTGAGGTAAATTCAAAAACAAACCTAATAGAAGGTTTGGATACAAATGGAGAAAAGACTGGAAATATTTATAATAAATTCATGACCGGCGGAACTTTTTTCAAAATTCCTCCTATGGCAAGTGAGTCAGAGAAAAAGAATTTTATTTCGGTTGGCACTTCTTCTTGTTGGAAATTACTATACGACTATATCTATTACTAAGGAGGTTTGAATGAAAAAAGATATTTATCAAATCTCTTTATGGGAAGATTATGTAGTTCCGGCAACTGATACTGTCCCAGAGCATTATGAAGAACAACTTCTAGGCATTATTGGCTCTGATACGATGACAGCAGAATATCGTGTAATAGAGCCAAAGTTGATTCAAAATATCAACGGAACAAATATTCTTACTTTCAAAGTCTACTATACCTATATTGATACAGAGACCGGAGAGCGTCAAGATAATCCTTTTATAAAACTTCTAGTAAACGAACGGAAAGTAAAGTGTTTATGGAAAGGACAATGGTATGACTTCGTAATCAAGTCAATTCAAGAAGATAGCTCTGGTAAATCAATTACTTATACTTGTAAAGACTTATATATAAATGAGTTGAGCAAAACTGGTTTCAACTTAGAATTTGATAATGAGCTTGAGAATAATCAAGGAACGGCGCAGGAATTAGGAGCAAAAATATTAGAAGGCACAGACTGGCAAGTAGCATCTGAAGGACAGGATATTGTTCAACAGACAATTGAAGAACCACTTTTTTTAGTCCAAATTCAAACTGCCATTACGGTCTATAAGAGTAATGGAAAAGACACATATGAAATTCCTTCTAGTAAAAAAATACTTGTGCCATATTCTGTTACTCAAACTCCTTATCCTCAAATTTTTCAATTCTTCTATGACGAAGATGAAAATTATGCCAAATATCAAGAAGATAATAGTGTTCATCTTACCGGATTAGATTGTTCATTACTCAAAAATCCAATTTATTCTGTAACAGACGATGGAACTTTTACTCTAAAATTTGGAACCACTACCGTTCTAACAATTCCAAACACTCAACCATTATCAGATTGGCGTGCTGATAGACCAATCCGCGCGCCACTACAAGAGTATAGTTCTCTAGTTGGCAGATATTGTTATGTCTATAAAGGATACGCCGGAAAGAAAATTTATAAATATATTACTACAGAATATAACGACCCAACAGTGGTTTTGAATTTAGTTGTCAATAATAAAGAGTTCAAGGACACTACAGGTTGGATTGGTGAGGGGATGAGTTGGCAACTTTACCCTCCTTATACAGATATTAGTAATATAGAGTCCTATAATGCTACTACCTATTTGGGTCTTCAAGGCGGAAAGACTATCTATAATGCCGGCCTTCAAAAATCTTCCATGTATATTGAAGGTGGGTTTCAGAAAGGCGAAAAATACATTTTCCGCGTGAAGGGGTATCAGACACTTGGTGGCGCAAAACTAACAACTAATTATCACATAGACCCCAAAGTCTGTTCTCATGATAATAACTTTATTCCATTAGCAACTTCTGATGCTAATTATATCAATTACTTTGACGTTGGAACGGCAATTCAAAATGGTGATTGGATTGAGTATCCAATGACTTGCCAGGTTTCAATCCCTCGCTCTAAAATTACAACCTCAAATATTGGTTTATTTATTACTCCTGTTATTAGCTGTTGGATTGAAGAATTTCAGTTCTTCAAAGAAGTCTATGGCAAAGATAGTGATGGCAATTCTACAAGAATAAATCCAGGCGAGATGGATAAAAATAGTATTGCAACTGAAGTTTATTGCTATTTTGACTCCGCTACAACAGTGCTTGATGAGAAAGATATAGAATATCTTTGGAAGGCTACCTCTGACTGGTCTGGGAGTAGCGCGCCAGAACCTCAATATTCTATTGACGCAGATGGTAATTATACTTACGAAAAAATTCGTAGTATTACTGGAAAAAATTCGAATCGTTTCAATCTTTTACAATCTGTTGCCGAGACTTTTGAGTGTTGGGTTCGTTTTGAAATAAAGCATAATGAGAATACGGGTAAAATTCTTTATGAAAATGGAAAACCGCAAAAATTTGTTTATTTCAAAAATGAAGTGGGAGAAGAAAACGGATGCGGATTCGTTTATGGAATTGACTTAAAAACAATTTCTCGTTCTATCAATTCAGATCAAATCACTTCAAAAGTTGTTGTTGTTCCTAATACCACTCAATATGCAGAAAACGGTGTGTGTGAAATAGCGCAATCAGAATACAACCCTTGTAAGGAGAACTTTATTCTCAATTTTGATTATTATATAAACCAAGGATTGTTAGATGGTGGAGCAGCAAATAAAGATTTGTGGCTTTCTTCAGCTTCTGGAGGTCTTGGATATTATCCTTCCCTCAAAGAAAAGAATGAAGAATATTATAAGTCTGCTGAAGAAAACGTCGCAAGAAAACTTGAACATGATAAACAGAATTCAACTCTTCAACTTTATCAGCAGTATTTGACTTCGACGACAGAACAGATTACTTCAACGAAGTCTGACATCGCTAGATTAGCAGGTCTATTATCATATGATGCCGCGCGAGTTACTAGCTATGTGAAAGAACATCCTGGTTTTGAAAAGCTAGAAACTCTTATTGTTACTCTAAAAACTTTAGAAGGACAGAAGACAGATTATCAAGGAATCTATGGAAATCTAAAGAAAAGTGTTGACGCTCTTGAAAAAGCAATTGAAGCAGCAGAAGCCCGACAAACAAAGCTTTTGGAAGAAATAGATACGCTTCATAAAGCCTTTTATGAAAAGTATTCTCGTTTTATTCAAGAAGGTTCCTGGACCTCTCAAAACTACTTAGATGAGAATCTTTATTATCTGGATGCAAAGTCTGTAGCTTATACAAGCGCGCGCCCTCAAATTTCGTATAATATTTCTGTTCTAAGATTGAGCGCACTTGATGAATTCAAGAACAAAGTTTTTAGAATTGGTGATATAAGCTATATTGAAGACACTGAATTTTTTGGATATACTTATATTGCCACCGAAAGTGGAAAAGTAAGAAGTCCTTATCGTGAGAAAGTTCTAATTAGTGAAATCACTTCTAACTTTGATAGCCCCGAAAAAGATAGCTTCAAAGTTCAAAATTACAAAACTCAATTTGAAGACCTTTTCCAGAGGATTACAGCTACGACTCAGTCTCTTCAATATTCAGTGGGTGAATACCAACGAGCCTCTGATGTAGTTGAAGGAACAGGTGTAATCAATAATGAGACGCTTCAATCGAGTATCGCGCGCAATGAACAGCTAATCTTCAGCTCTCAAAATAATACAATAGTCAAAGATGCTACAGGTTTGACAGTCATCGACGCGAGTAATCCATCTAATCAGACAAAAATTACTGCCGGTGGCCTTTTTATCACAACAGATGGCGGATTGACCTGGAAGAATGCTATTCGTGGTGAAGGTATTGCCACTCAGTATTTGACCGCGGGGGCAATCAATACAGAGAATATTACAATACTTGATGGCATCAATCCATCTTTTCGATGGGATAGCTACGGTATTACGGCCTATAAAAAGAATGTCTCAGATAACGGTATCTTACTTGGATATACTTCAAACCAATTTGTCCGATATGACCAGTATGGTATTTATGGCGTAAAGGATATTACAATCCAAGATGCTTCTGGTGAGTATAAACCTTCAAGTGAAGATCAGATTTGGAATGATGCTTCTTTCGGCCTAACTTGGAAGGGTTTCTTTCTAAAAAATAAATATGGCGCAGGTCTTGTCGAAATCTCTTCAGAAAAAGATATCAATATAAGTGATGGTACTAATGACCGTATTCGTATTGGTAAGCTCTCTGGAGATGGAACCACTGAGAATCCTTATACCTTTGGTATTAGAATAAATGATGCCACTGGCGCGATCGTCATGGAGACAAATAGTGATGGAACTCTTTGGCTCAAGGATAGTTTGAATGTAGAGACAACGGGTAGTGGTCTAAAAGTAGCAATCGGTAAACTTGGAGAAAGAGATGATAGTGGTCTCGCGCAAGTTATAAATGCCAATGACGCTTTTATTGTCTACGAAGACGGGTCAGTCCGTGCCCTCAATGGTAACTTTACTGGTGTTATAAATGCCACAGATGGCTTTTTCAGTGGCGTTATCAATGCTACTGATGGTTCCTTTACTGGTATTATAAATGCGACTGGTGGTACAATTGGCTCCATTCAGATTACCAATGAAGGATTGACAGTAGGAAATGGTGGCTTTGAGATTACAAAGACTGGCGTAGACGGCACTATTGAGAAATTACTCTATGTCGATGACGAAGGTAATCTGAAAATTACTGGTGACTTAGAGGGTGCTGGTGGTTATTTTAGTGGAGAGCTCCGCGCGCCGACTGGTACAATTGGTGGCTTTGTAATTGAAGAAAATCTTTTATACTCTCTTGGGCAAGATGAGAATGGTTCACCAAACATAGTCTTAAAAGGAACCGAAGGCAAGATTGTTGCGCGCGACATTGAATTAGGTGTCGGCGCGGTTATCAAAGATTATATCAAGTTAGGTAACGCTTTTCTTCAAAATCCTGATATCCATGATAATAAATTTATTGAAATCAAAGATGAAAATGGCCAGCCAATTATTTCACTAACAGACACTGGAATTTTTACTCTTGGCTCTCTCGTTTTCAATGGTATCAATTCAACTATCAGTGGAAAGAATTGGGGAATTACTCCAGACGAGGCTCGTTTTGGAAATGTCATCGCTCAAGGTGGCACAATTGAAAATGTAATTTTCAAAACTTCTTCTATTCAAACTGTTGGTGGCCTTATGATTTTCAAACCGACAAGTCATGGAGTAGGAGAGGGAAATATTTTTACGCTTGATGAAGAAAATAGCTTTTTCCAAAAAGGAGATTTTGTTAGTATAACTTTTGTTGGAGAAAGAAGTTTTTCCATTGAGACTTATATTGTTGATAAAAATGGCTTAGAAGTTATTTTAGCAGAAAATGTTGAAGGTGCAGAAGCAATTACAAAATTAGCTTCAGCTTCTTGGGTGGATGGTAGAGCTGTATCCCTATCAGATGAATTACTTATTGGTGTAAATCCAAACCCGGCTGGTCTTGGTAAAGATGCTCATCTATTTAGAAGTGGTTTTTCATTTGTTGAGCCTGAGCTTGGCGAAGATGGCAAATCTCTAGAATATAATACTCCAAGCCTTTTCTTGGGTAATCTTTCTTCTCTTGGTATTCAAAATGTTTCAGGTTTTGGTCTTTATGGTGATAATGTTTTTCTAAAAGGCACTTTGACAACAAAAACTGGTGCAGACACCTATGCTGGTATCAATACTTTGAGTGGAATACTCTCTAATAAAGCACGCTTCACAACTCAAGGTAAAATTGTTATTTGGGCTGGTGCAAGTAATTTTGATGAAAGTTCTATCCAGAATGCTCCTTTTTTTGTAACTGATAATGGTAATTTATTTGCACGCCAAGGTGTGTTTGAAGGTTCAATTCTTACTAATTCAACAATTCAAGGTGCAGATATCTATGTTGCGCGCATTCATGGTGGAACTCAGGAAAGTGATGGCGTTGCAGCCCTGACCATCTATGATACCGCCGCAGGTATTATTTTCAAGAAGAATTTTGATGAAAATAATAAAGAGAATGGTGGTCAAGAAACCTTTAGAATTAGTGCTGATGGCTTCATTCAAAATGGAATTGAATTTATTTCCTTTGAAGATGAGGGCGTTCAATTTTCAGGCAATCGCGCGCGGATGGTTCAATTCCAAACTCAATTTGAAAATGCTTCTCTTATTATGAAAGGGACTTCTCTTTATAAGGGAATTTCGGTTGATAGTGGTAATACACAAGTTCTTTCAAAAATTGATTTTTCTACTGGAGATAAGGAACAAATTGATTTTATAGTAGGAGAGAGAATTGCTTCATTTACTAATGAAGAGGCAATTTTTGATAAGAAAACAGTTTTACGAGACAATGTTCTTATGGGAGACATAAATACTGTTTATGTTTCTTACCAAAAAGTTGCTAAGGGCTATGATGTTTATGTTTATACCAATGAGAATGTTGATGTAAGTTCGAATATTGTTGATATCGCAGTTGCAGGTTATGCGATTGCTGGATAAAAGGAGATATAAATGGCAACTACTGGTTATTTTGATGGCGCAAAGACGAGTAGGGGCTGGTATGCGCGCCTTGAGTGGTCATACACTCAAGGCACCTCTACCACTATTACCCTTACGTTGAAAGTGTATAATGGAACTGCGCCCTCTTATAATAATTTCACAAATTCTGCTTATTACATACTAGCTGGCAATAAAATATACAAAACTTTCAATTGGACTTCAGTTGGATGGAATATACTAGGAACGACCACAGTTGTGGTAGAGGGTTCTAAAACTTCTTATTCTGCTAGTGCGCAATGGGTAAGTGGAGTGACTTCAGCATATACTCCTGCATCACTATCTGTGAATGGAGTTATTACTTTCCCTGCCTGTACATCTAACGTAGGTGCGCCTTCTGGAGCTTATGTTAGAACTCCTTATTGGGATAAAGGCTCTATTATTCCTCCTACGATTACTAATATGACAGTGGCTTGGTGGCCAGCTTCTGACGGAAATGGAGGCAATACTGTCTCTTCATATAAAATTTATTTTCTAATTAGTTCCTCAGGAGCAGTTCCATCTGAAAGCAATTATTCCAAAGTATTTACAACAACAGACTTGACAAGAGAGGCTGATGGTTCAATTAGAAGGACTTTTAGCTTACCGGTATCAACTTCACAAAGAGGACAGACCATTCGTGCCGCTATTCAAGCAATTGGTTCTTTAGGAATGAATTCTGCGCTTGTGGCTTGCTCTACAGTGATAACTGTAAATAAGAAACCTTCCGCGCCGACTGGCCCAGTATCTCTTTTATATAGTTCTACTTATATAGAATGTCATCCAGAAATTATTGTTGGCAATTCAAATGATGCTTCGCAAACGCCTACATTATATTATAGCTTAAATAATTCAACAACTAAAAATCAATATACTTCTTCAACAAAACTTCCTCTTATGGCTTCTTCGCAGTCTTATAACTTTTACACCTTTGATGGACTAGAATATAGCGATAGTTTTACTTGTGTTATTACAAAAAATATAAAACCGATATTATCCAACGTAACAGTGACGATTTCCGAGACAGCAGTCACAAAAAACAGTGCTTTTTCTACAAATTCTATATACGCGACAAAAATAAAAATTAGTGGTAATTCTTCTAAATCTAATGGTTACTTCAAAATCCAGCTAAAATATCAAAATTATGCAGCTTCGCCAACTTTATATAATAAAGCAGTCGAAATTCAAAGAATAGATGGAGGTCTTTTGAAGAATAAAGAAATCTCTATTCTAAGCTATGTCCCTTATGGAATTAGTTATGGAGTTTCTTTAGTTTATAATGATGGAATAGAAAATTCTTCAGAAGTATTTATTGATACCATTCAGGGGAAAAAACTTTCAATTGCACCTTACCCAACACTTCAAAAGACATATAATCAGTTTGATTTTTCAAATATTAGTGGAACAAAAGAAAATGAATTTTGGAATAAAATTCGTTTTTGTTATACTTATGATAGCACGTTTGTAGGAGATAAAAACAGATTTTTCTTATCTGGCAGTGCTCTTGAAGTATTAGACGTCCAAACTGGAGCAGATAATAACAAGAACTATATATATTATGATGCTACTTTTGCTGATACAATTCCTTCTGGCTCATATACTCTTAGTGCAGCGTTATATGACACGCGCCATCAAGATAGTTCAGTTACAGATATTACAAAGGTAGAGGCAAAAGCAATTTCTTCAATTTTGCCAATTTTGACTTCTTCTACTCAGTTAAATGTATATACTGGCGGCGCAAATGATACTTTTACAATTACTTTTACAAAGTTTTACGCAGACGGAGAAAGTCTTAAGGATTGGTCGATTACTTCTTTGAACTCAAGTGTCACTGCTTATTTTGTATATGAAGGAACTTACTATATAATTAGTGAGCCGGTAATAGCCGCAGCTGCTTCAGAAGATTTGGTTAGAATCACTTTCAAGAAAAGCACTGTTCCTGGAATATTTCAAAATTTTCCAAACAAAAATGGTTTATATGCGATGAATTGCGCAATAAAAATTGTAAATCTGTATGGTCGAGAATTTGATTTTATAGGAACTTCTTCGGTTGGCGTCAATTTCAATTCTAGTCCGACAATATCTTTTGAAAAAGCTAATGTAAAATATCAATATAATAATAGTAGTTATCCTCTCAATGATAATCCTATTAGAGAAACATTAGTTCTTTGCTTCTCTCCCACTATCAAAGGTTATAATAACTCTCAGATAAATTTCTTTATAGATGTTTCAAGAGCAACAAGCTCCGGCCCTTGGGATCTATTCACAAAAGGAACTTGTTTTAGAAGTGGTGAGCCATCTTATAATTCGCCTTCAGAGTTTAGTTCTTATGGGATTGGGCGTACTTCAATAAAAGAAATTACAGATAATAATGCTTGCTGGTTCAGAGTTAGAATAAATGACGGTTATAATAATGAAGTAACGAGCTCTGTTGTAGGTCCTTTTTCTCGCGCGAAACATATCGCTATGGATTTGACATTATCAGAATTACAGTATGCTTCAAATAAATTTACCTTCAATTATAAAATAAATGACTTGGGTCTAGCTCAAAGTTCTCTCACGGATGGAACAATAATAATTCAACATTCAGAAGGAGCCCTTCAAGAGCAAACTTCTGGCATCGCGTGGGTTCCACATAATTTTTCTTGGGTTTCTTTTATTTCTGGAAAATCTTCATCTGTCAGTTATTCAATGTCCGGAGATTTTGAATACGTTCGGGCTAAAATAACTACATTGTTTACGACAAATTATCCTTCGGGTCTTTCTATTACAACTAGAAAAATCTCTTATTCCAATAGCGATTTGGTTTATAACGTCACTCCAACTTTTGCTATAAGAAGGAACCAATTAGGAATAAATGTTGTTGAACCAACTGATTATGTTGATGGTGCTGTGGTTATTGGCGCGGCGACCGGTAAGAAAATGGTATATTTTTTGAGCGCAAACGGTATGGCTACCATTGATATGGAAAATCTTTCAATCAATAATTTTATTATTGATGGCGGCAGTTGGTAATTTGATTTTTCTTTTATTTTTTGATATAATAAACCAAAAGGAGATGATAAAATGAATCTAACAATGTCGCAAATTCTTGCTCTAAACGAGCAGAAAAAAGCTTTTGAAAAGCTTTCTTTACCAATCAAAACTTCATATAAACTTACAAAACTTTTTTCTTCGATTGACCAAGAAATAGATTTCTATACAAATAAAATGAAAGAAATTATTACAGCATATTCTCAGAAAGATGAGAACGGAGCCCCTATTTGGTCAGAGGATGGCACTTATATAAAAGTTATTCCAGAAAAAATGACTGAATGTCAATCCGAAGTTCTACAATTGAACACATTGGAGATTACACCACCTGATATTTCATTTTCTATTGAAGATTTTGGAGAAGTAAATTTATCACCAGAAAATCTTCAAGTGATTTTACCTTTTATCAGGGACTAATATAATAAAAGAGACTAAAGTTGTAGCTTTTCACCAAACTTATTACAACTTTAGTCTCTTCTTTTTATTTTATCAGTTCCTAAGCTTCTTATATATAGAAGGAGTAAAGGAGGAATAAAAATGGCAGGTTATAATCCTTATCAAACCAACTCTTATCAAGCGACACAGTTCTTTCCGCAACCACAGGGAAATGTTTATATGATAAATAATTCTATGGAAATAGCTAATATTCCTGTCGGTGGAGGGATTTCAGTAGCATTATGTCCTAGTGAAGCAATAATGTTTTTGAAATCAATGCAGAATGGAGCGCCAACGCTTCTGGCATATACTCTAACTCCATGTGAAACTCGCGCTAATCAAACCTCTGATGAACGGGTGGCAGCTCTTGAAAAAGAAGTAGCTGAACTAAAAAAGCAGCTAAAAGGAGGAAAATTGAATAATGAACTCTAATCCATTACAAATGATGATACAAATGAGTCAAAAACAGCAACGACCTCAAAATCCGCCTATTGACCCTCAACGTTTTTGTCAGATGGCACCAAAATTGACAAAAGAAAACCTTGTCCAACTAGCTCAACAGGCTCGCGCACAAGGTATACCTGATGAACAAATTGAACAAGGTTTAAATTTCCTTTTGAACCTAAAATAAGTTGTCGTCCGGAAGACAAATTATTTTTGGAATATATATTTTAGGAGGTTTCTATTACAATGATGGGAACTGAAGGTTTATCTGCTGGCGATATTCTCGCCCTAACAAAGGATAACGATAATGGTATGAGCGGAGCATGGAACAATCCTTTTATCTATTTGGTTTGGTTAGCTCTTCTCGGTGGAAATGGCGGTCTATTTGGTAACAGAAATGCTGACGCTGCTGTTCAAGGCGCGCTAACTCGTTCCGATCTCTTTGAAGGCTTCAACAATCAAGACGTCAATAGTCAGCTCCGTGGTATTACTAATGGTGTCTGTGACGGCTTCTATGCAATCAATAGCGGAATGAAAGACGGCTTCTATGGCAATCAGGCAACAATCAAAGACGGCTTCTATTCCACTCAGTCTGCTATCGCAGATAGCCGGTATGCTATGCAGGATTGTTGCTGCCGAACAAATCAGAATATTCGAGAACTTTCTTCCGAAGGTTACAAGAATACCTGCGAAATTACAACTGCCATCCATGCTGAAGGTGAAGCAACTCGTGCGCTAATCAACGCAAATACGATGCAAGACCTTCGCGACAAAACTAGCCGACCGCGACCGAGACCTAATGAATGCGCAGTTCCAGCTTTCTCAACAGACTCAGAACGCTACTCTTATTGGGACGTTACGTCCATTTCCACAGCCTGCGTATATTACTTGCAGCCCTTATCAGTCAGTAGGTGGCACTTGCGGCTCTAGTTACAATTGCGGCTGCGGCATCTAACAGCTATTACCGAGAGTACAAATTCGTATCGGAGGTAATAAAATGATTGAAAGTTATACAAATACTTCTCAAACCATAGCGCCAGAAGGACTACTATCTTTCGCAACAAATGATGTCCTGACTGGTTGTACTGTGCTTCATTCTGCTGGTTCTACTTCGTTTACTCTAAAACGTCCAGGTTTTTACTATGTTTCTTTTACAGGTACTGGTGCTATTACTGGCACAACCGCTGGCGCAATTACTGTAAATTTACTGAAAAATGGTGTAGCTCTGCCAGGAGCAACAGCCACTCAAACATCAGCTTCGGCCACTGATATTCGTACAGTAAATTTTTCAAAAATTGTCCAAGTACTTCCTTCCTGTTGTGCCATAAATAACACTACCACTCTAACCTTCCAAAATGCAGGTTTAGATACTACTTATTCCAATGTCAATGTAGTAATTACAAAACTCGCATAAGGAGGTCCTGAAATGAAAAAATACAAAGCGCTTTATAAGGGAATGTATGACGATTTGAAAGATTCGGAAATGATGATTGATTATGCTTTTTGTATCCGAGAAGAAGGTGACAAAACTCTCGCGGATGAAATAGCAAAGTACGCGCAATATCGTCTTCAACATTTCTCTGATTTTCACAAATTATTTGAACAAGAAGTTTCGAAAGAAAAGGAAATTTCGATGGAAACTGTTCATAAATGTATGTGGGAAGAGGCTCATGAAGCTCTACAAGAATGGCATGATAAAATAGAAAGAAAAGTCAAATCTTATTGAAATTGGGAGAGGAGCTTCGGCTCCTCTCTTTTATTCCCATTGAACAATTTCTTTCTGAGGAAAGTTTCTATCAGAAACAAATTTTCCAATTCCAATGGCGTCCGCGCAGTCATCATTTACACTTACATCATACCATTGTTTTACTAGATTTTTCATTGAAGCTTTTCGGTCGCTTCTTGAGCGCCCCTTTACGCCACAGTGCGCGCGCCATGTATTTGTTGGACATACTTCAAAAGAGATGTCGCGCGCGAAGCATGTTTCCATCAAAATTCCCTGAAGGCGTGCGAGTGTTTGGAATGTCGTAACTCCATAATTCTGTTCATATTGAATTCCTTCAATGCCAACAAAATCAATCTCAAAAGTAGAAATAATTGACATCATCCATTCTTTTATGCGATGGTCACGCGCAATTTCATCTGTATTTTCAGGCGCATCGAAGTATCCATACTTTATCAATTTTTTATCTTCAAAGATTGAAAAGCCACTTCGTTTTGTTGCTTGGTCAAGTCCAAGAACACGAAAGCTTCCTTTTTTCTTTGGAATTGCTTCTAATTTTATTTCTTTATATGGGTTGTCTTTACAGAAAGGACATTCACGCCGCATACGAATTTTTTTCCATGGCGCAAATACTTGGTGCCCCTCTGAGCACACAAATTCCATTATAGTATCAAGATTTTTATACTCTGTAGAAATGAGCTTCCAGCCGTCTTTTTCAATCTCGGCTTTTATGTCGTCTAGTTGTATCTTAGCCATTCACTCACTTCCACTATTTACTTTAGATTGGTGGAGCCGAAACCTCCATTACCTCTTTCTGTATCATCAAGATTCTCAACTTGGAAAAGAACTGCCTTAGGAACTTCCATTAGAACGAGTTGCGCGAACTTTTCGCCTTTTCCAATTGTCATATCACTACCTCTAAGAATTGAGGTAATGATAGGACGACCACTATCATCAAAATCGTAAGTGATATCCTTGATGGGAGGCTCAATATTTTCAATAATTACTTGAAGCTCCCCTCTAAATCCAGCATCAACCGTCCCAATTGAATTAGCAATTCTCATTTTTGTCTTGAGGGCGCGACCACTCTTTGGACGAATTTGAATTTCATAGCCATTTGGAACAGCCACCTTGATACCAGTTGGAATGAGCTTTGTTTCGCCTGGATGAATCACATAATCATTCACTGCATAAACATCCATTCCACTATCGTCGGGATGTGCATACTCAGGCATTTTTGCGTCTGGATGGCACTTTACAAAAGGAATTTGGATATAACGTTTTGCGATACCTTCTGTTTCACTAATAGCCGTATTGATGCCGCGCAGTAGCTTTTTGAGAAAATCTCGCTTTGGTGCAGTCAGGTCAGTAATTATATCAATTTCATTTACCAATTGGAGAAATTCGTCCTGGACGCTTTCTGCTGTAGAGCCAGTGGCATTGATAGACTGCGCAAGCATTAGGCGCGCGTTCGTAGTATTGAGACTACGAAGGAAACTATCCAGAATGCCAGGGGACACTAATTCAAATTGAGCATCATCCATTGATAACAGAACAGCAATAGCATCAATAGAATTTCCATCAAGACTATTTAGTTGAGAAAGCGCGTCGCGCACTTCTTCAACAACTTTTTTAGAATTTGGTTCTACGTTCATTCGGCCTCTTCACCCCACAGAGAGCAATATGTCATTTGAATTTTGCAGACCCAAATTTCATCCACGACAATTCCCTTTTGCTTCTTCGTTTTATAAGTATAGCCAGCCGAGGTAATTTGGAAGCCTTCTTCGCGTGCCTTTTGGCGGTATGTTTCAATTGTCTCTTTTGCTTCATTTTCACTAAGGGTAATTAGTTCTTCTGTCTTTTTATAGAGTGTCATTATTTTTTGCCTCCACTTGATAGTTCGTATTTTCATTACAGTTGCATGTAGCATACCATGGATTACCAGGAGTGCCGATTTCATAAGGTTTTGGCGTATAAGGAACATTTGCAGGAGAAGTTATGACTAGCGGACTATTAGTAATCTTGTCCTCAATTTTTGTTAGTCGTTCCATAACTTGGTCAAGCGTAATTGCGCTACTGGTTTTCTTTTCTTCCTTTTCATAGCAAATCAAATCTTTAGCATAAGGAAGTGTCTCAATCCATTTACAAAATTCTCTCCATTCCGGCAGCTTATGGCTACGACGCTGACGCCAGATATTCTTCAAACAACGGTAGTTTGTGGTAAGCCGCGCGGTAAGTTCAAAGCCAGGAGGAATATTATACAAAATTTCAAGATAAAGTTCTGTTTTCTGTTTCGAGAGACTTTGCTTTGCTTCCTCGTTTTGTCCTTTTAGCGCAGAAAGTCGGTTGTATTCATTGATTTTTCCTTGGACAATATCAATGATGCGTGAATCAACATATCTATTGCATTGTTCTTTTAGGGAAAATTTTGTGGCACAGTGCATAGTGGATTGTGAACTAACAAAAAATTTGAAGATATACCTCTCCATTTCAATCCACGCTTTATTAGAAAAGCGCAAGTCAAAACTAACGAGAATACCTGTAAGGAATTGGTCGTGCGCGCCAACCCAATCAGCGGCGTGAGATAGGTTCTTCGCTCGTTTTAGCGCGGCTTCTACTGTCTCTTCCCAATCGGTTGTAGTTCTCAAAGGATACCCTGAAGCATGAAGACTTTCTTCCAAGTCATAAATCTTTACATTTTCAACTCTCATCAAATAATTTTCTCCTTTACATAATCTCCACTTTCATTCAAATAATAAACTGTCTTTATTCCTAGGTCTCGTATCAGTCGCGCGCACGCCGCGCAGGGTCTGCTACAAGCTCTATCTCCATTTTTATGCTCTCTATAAACATAGATATTGACTTTATCCCATTCAATATCCTTTCCAATAAGAGGAGAAAGTGCAGCGACCTCTGCGTGTTCTCGCGCGATTGAATTCTCGTAGTCATCAAAATTTCGATAAATATTATAACGGTGCTGAAGAGGACGAGTCTTCTGGCTATTACAAGCAGAAGAAAGAATCCTGTTGCCACTGACAACAACCGCGCCGACCTTTGTCTGCTTGAAATCAGATAAATAACTGACTTCACGTGCGATATTGAAAAAGCGTTCTTCTTTATGCGTCATCAAACTAGTCCTCTTTACTCTTTATAAAAATATTATATCAAAAATTTTAGTTTTTTTCAAATTCTTGCTTTGCTTGTAGATAGCCATTCATATATGCGTCCTTCAACGCTTTTTGGATATTATTCCAAACCGTAGGGAAAAGGCACATCAGAACATACTCAAAAGTAATAGGAGTGTCATCTGTACATCTATCGAGAGTTATTAAAAGCTTCTCAATTTGCGATTTCTGGGTTGTGATTTGTTTTACTTCTTTACTTTCCATATCAGCCCTCTTTATATAGAATTGGCTTATTTTGTGTGAGGCTCTCTTTGACGTCAAGGACTCTTTGATTAGAGCTTCCACGCCATGCTAAACTAAGATCGCGCAGCTTATCATCATAACGCCCATCTACTAGAACATCGCAATTTTCCAAGAGACTATGCGTTTTATCGTTTTTCAATAATTCTTCAAACTGATGTCCAGACCAAGCCCAAACATTTTTCCCCATGACATGCGCAGATTTACATAATTCAATCAGAAGGTCATTGTCAATTTGGTCAAAAGGCTCTCCGCCGAGAATTGACAGACCTGCACAGTAAGGACGTTTTAGTAGCTCCAAGATTTGAAAAAATTGTTTTGAGGTAAATAATTTTCCAGCATTAAAATCCCAAGCCTCTGGATTGAAGCAATTTTTGCAATGGAGAGTGCAACCAGAAACAAAGATTGAAGTTCGAATACCTTTTCCATCAGCAGTGTCAAAAGAATAGATTTTCTGATATTTCATTTGTCCACCTCAATCTGATCATGTCTTTCTCTCATTTCTACTTCTTGTTGTTTTCCAAGATTGAAAGCTGTTTTATAATCATTAGTAAGGTAGCCAGTTACCCGACGTAATCTTTTGATATTCTTTCCTCCGCAGGCAGGACAGTTTGTTCCAATCTCATCACAGTAGCCACAATCCATACATTGGTCATTCGGAACGTTTACAGCGAAATAAGGGATGTCTTTATCCATTGCATAATTTACTATTGTTTCAAGTGCCTCAAGGTTATTCTTTATTCCGCTTTCCAATTCGATATAAGTGATACATCCTGCATTAGAGTACCCAGTTAGTTGACTTTCAATATCAATTTTATCTATTGGAGATATTTTTTTCCATACTGGAACATGAATAGAATTGGTAAAATAATCTTTATCGCTAACATTTTCAATAATTCCATATTTTTCTTTGAATTTTTCCATCGAAGTATAACATAAGTTTTCAGCTGGTGTCATATATACGCCGAAATTTAGATGGTATTCTTTCTTGAATTCAGCGCATCTTTGCTGAAATAGTTTTTCTATTCTTTTTGCAAGGTCCATTCCATATTCTGTCGTATGGTCTTTTCCGATCAGAATTTGAAGAGTTTCAGCAAGACCAATTTGACCAATTGCCAATGTTCCATGCTTTAGCGCACTTCTAATTCCTTCTTCTGGGTGATAACCAGTCATTGTATTATTTTCATACATAAAAGATGCTGCTTCTGGTGGTTGCGCGCAAATCCATTCAAAGCGTTCAAGGAGCATATCTTTTGCTTCATGAATTTTCTTGTCAAGAATGCCAAAGAAAAGGTCAATAATAGATTTATCATCTCTATCCATCATTACATCGGTATTATACTCCTCTTTTGCTTCCATAGCTAAAGTTGGCATGATAATAGTAACTGGGCAAATATTGCCGCGCCCATCCTTTGTTTGAGGATTTACACCTGGTTCTGCATTTATATCAAATCCGTTATAAGTTCTGCACCCCATGGTTGACACATAGGTTTTAGGGTCATTTTTATCATAACCTATATTGACGCTCCAATCCACATTACAATAATTCGGATAAAGACGTAAAGCGGTAGATTTCAATGCTAATTGAAATAAATCATAATTTGGGTCTTCTGGCTTTCGATTTACTCCTTTCATACACTGGAAAATTTGACACGGAAAAACGCTTGTCCGATGAAGCTTACCAATTCCTTTTATTGATATATCTAAGATAGCTTTTGTTATCATACGACCTTCCGGTAATATACAAGTACCATAATTGATACTCGTGAATGGCAACTGACAGCCACTACGCGATTGAAGTGTATTTAGATTATGGAACATGGCCTCAACTGCTTGATAACATTCTTTTTTAGTCATATCCATGGAATACTTGTATGCTTTGTCATAAATTTTATACTCTTCGTCTTCAATTCCAGCATCTTCGGGAATATGTCCAAAAAGTTCCTTATCATCAATATCACAAAAGTATTTTAAGCCATTGATATAATGCTTTCTAAAACTTTTTCTAACATAAGGAACCATAGTCCAATCCAAATGTGTTGAAGCAACGCCTCCGAATTGGTTTAGAGATTGAATTTGAAAAATTACTGCAATTAGTTGCATTGCTGTGCTAATAGACTGTGCGGGACGAACGTCTGTCTGTCGTGTATCAAAACCCTTAGCAAGCAAGTCATCAAAAGGTAGTGAAAGACAGTTATGTGAACCAACAGCATAAGAGTTCAAATCATGAATATAAATCTCATTATTCTCGTGATTTACACGAGCCATTGGGGAGACACAATAGTCCAAAGCATAACGCTTCATGACCAAATCGCTCATTTCTCCGATACGCCCGCCAAAAGAATGTTCATCTACATTGGCATTTTGATTTTGAACATTAGTTGCTTGTATTTTTTCAGACACTGCACTCATCAAATCGTTATAGCTTTTTCGTGCCATTTCATGAAGATATCGATAACGAATATAAGCAATAGCAACATCCTGACAACCACTTTCAATCAGCTTTCTCTGAATGTTATCCTGTATTTCTTCAACACCGGTCTCGTCTTGAAGATTGTCCTCAATCCAGTCTGCAATTGCTACAGTAACTTCGTCATTCGTTAAACCGTCAACTTCAAGAAAAGCCTTATTTATTGCAATCTCAATTTTGCCCTTCTCAAATGGAACTAAACGGCCGTCTCTTTTTTTGATATTCATTCTTTTTCCTCCGCATAGCAATATTCGCAATATCCATTAATAAAGCTATGGTGACATTGTGCTTGAAGTTTTTTATTTTCTTCTAATAATTTAGCAACAGTATTATTTAGGGTGAATTTATTTGGTGTTACTAGCTGTTCAATAATACTATTATTTTCATCTATTTTTTGTTTTATTTCTAAATTAGTCATTTATAAACATCTCCTTTTCATAATGGACAGAGATTGTCTCGTAGAACATCTTGAAAAGTTCATAATTCTTTTCACGAATATATATAAAGCTTTTCCGATTTTCCTCAAGGGAAGTCTTTGGAGAGAGAGATTTCTCTGTAAAAATTGGACCAGAATTATACTGAGATTTTGCTTTTAGGTAATAATATAATGTGGTCAGTTTTCTATCTTGGCTTTTTTGAAAAAATTCATTCCAAAGTCGAAAAAGGTTTTCTAACTCTTGTGAAAATGGAGATTCTCTACCAAGAGTAAGTAGAAAATTTATCTTATGAGTAGATAAGTATAAACACTGTCTGTATACAATAGGTAGTGTTTCTAGGATTTGCTCATCACAAAATGTTGTGGAAAAAGGATTATATATAATTTTCCGCGCAGTTCTAGCAGGAATATCATCACATAGTTCTTTTACCATTTTATCAGGCATCAGGTCTTCATATTGAACTTGGAAAATACCTGAAAGAGGTGGAAGACTAAGCCATTCATAGAGTTCTTCTTTTGTGCTTACAGTTGGCGGAAATTTCATCCCAATTGGCAACACGTGAATTTTTTCAGGATTATTTACACCAAAACGAGAATTAGATAACTCTTTCAGGAAACTAACGGCTCCTTCAACTTGTCCAAGGTTATAATCATGAAGAATAATACCTGATGTTTTTGGAAAAATCTGTGCTTTGAGTTGCTTTTCCACAAAGCTATCAATACCATGGCCTTCACGCGAAAGACGTCCATGTCCTGCGCGTAAAATCCTCTTAAAAGTAGCCTTATCTACTCCGAAGTAACTTTCATATTTTTCATACGGAGAAAAATCAGGGACAATACTTTCAATTTCTTTTGAAAAAGGAACATAATTTTCTAATGATACCGCGCGACCACCATATCCTACATTAGGTAAAAAAAGTTCTTTTGGATACAATCTATCCTCGTAATCTTTTCTTACAAAAAAAGAATTATAACGTTCTGGCTCCAAAGTAGGAGCCAAAAGCGTTATATCTCTTTTCTTCTTGTAGTAGGCAAGAAGCTTCGCACACTCAAGATTTGGCATTACATTCCAATAATGAAAAAAATCATAATCATGAATTCCAACTATCATTCATCTAACTCCAACCTTGGGCGCATTTTTATTTTACCATCTGGATAAACTTCTTCAATCAATTCACAAAGATGGTAGGGGGTTGCTTTATATTTTTTCGCGCGGAAACTATCACCATCACGAATTCCACACACTACAATTTTGTTTCCACGTGCAAAAGTAGATTTTTCTTTGACGTGTTTCTTGCCATCCACACCTTTTTCAGAAATTTGGCGATCATAGATATTGAAGACTTCACCAAAAATCTTTACTGTAACAACCCCATCTGGCGTCAAAAGTGTCACTAATTTCTTCATCTTATCACGGTCAAGAACGGTTCCATAGATACGATGAATTTTGAAGATTGGAACACGTTTACCCTTGATTTCAAAAACTCGCTCAATCTCTGGTTCTTCTGCTAAGTCAAAGAAGTTCGAGAAGCCATAATATGTGTTATCGACATGTGCGAGTTCGTGTTCATGGAAATAACAAGAAACGCTGTCCATTTCCCATTTACTTATATTTCCAAGGCAATACTTATTCCACACATCTTCTGTCAATCGACTATTTACAGAAGAAAGAAGTTTTTGATTATTCTCTTTGACGTAGGGACGAATTCTATCCATTACTTCATCATAGATTTTTTTCCATGTGATTTGCTTTATGCCAAAGCCACTTTCCGCGCGAGCGTCCTCAACCAGCTTGTCGATTGAGAAGTTCTTATCAAAGAAAACCATCGCAATGTTATCTAAAAGGAATAAATCATCTACTTTGGATGTCTTTAGATATTTATTGAAGTTGAAGACCCGGCGAACAAAATCGTATTCGCTTGGAATAAGTCCAAAATCAATCAACATTTTCATATTTTGGAGAGTAATACGTTTCTTTGCGTCGCTAATAAGGTTGATATATTCGTGCATCACTTGTTCGCGTTGGCCGAAACTGTCGAAAGCACCGCACTTTATGAGATTTACCATTTGAGGCTTGTTGATTTTTACTTTTGAGAGGAAGTCTGGGATTGAAGTGTAAGGACGATTTTCGATTATTTGTTTTACAATATCTTGACCGACTTTTGTAATACCATTCATACCAAAACGAATAATTGAATTTTCAACATCTGGAGAAAATGTAAAAGTGGATTTATTTATATCTGGTGGAGCAACTGTAATTCCAGCTGCTTGCATTTTTCCAAGCGCCGCGGCAATTTTACCGTAATTACTTACTTTTACTTTTTTCTTCTTTTTAGTTGTTAAGACTTTATTGACTTCAGTATCATCTTCTTCATCTTCTTCATCGTCATCATCGAATTCTTCTATGCAATCAGTATATTTTTCTATTGTGAACGTGTCCTCTTCTTCATTTCCATCGTTATCATCACCCTGTTGTTCATTGCCACCACTGTCACTAATTAAGCAAGCACAATTCCAAAAAATAATTGGAAAGCGATAAGCCAAATTCATTTCTTGCAAAGCCACAAGAGAATATGAAAGGGTGTGCGCACGACAAAATGAGTAACCACGCTGAACACGAAGTAAAATGTCCCAGACATAATGAACAAGTTTCATATCACAATTTTTTTCTTGAGCATTTTCAAAATAAGCCTTTTCACATTCGTCAAAAAGCTTACCTTGTTTTTTTGCAATGGCCTTACGGCATTTGTCTGCAAAGGTCAGACTATTACCACCAAGTTGTTCTTCTTGTAGAAGCTGCATCATTCCTTCTTGACTTTCACAAATACCATCGGTAATAGCGTTGTGCGACATTAGCCAATCAATATTGACCTGACTTAGGCCATATGTACGCATCTCTCGTTCCCATTCTATGATATTGGAACGATATCTGGCCCACATATCAAGAGGTTGTTCTGCACCCTTTTCAGGAGCCATGAGACGAATAACTGAATTCAAAACCGCTAATTCACTGACACTTTTTGGATGCGTTAGCGCGATACCATTGATACCACTTTGTTTTTCCATTTGAAAAAGACTGGTAATTTTATGCTCCCAAACCATTTGCCACATTTTTGGGGCGGTGCGCTCAAGATTATAAATTCCAATGATTTTCTCATAGGTTTCTCGTAATGTTGCTTCTGGTTTTATATAGCCATATTCTACTAATAAATCTAACTCATTATGAATTTTATCAAGGGCTTCAATAGAGAGCATGTCAATTTTAATGAGTGATACATCCTCGCAATCATGTAACTCAAAAGCAGTAATAATCGTACCATCTGGCGCGCGCATTAGAGCCGTAGAATTAGTGAAAGGTTCATCAACAAAAATTACTCCGCCAGCATGTATTCCAACTCCACAAATCAATCCTTCAATTTTAGAAGCTACTGCCCAAACTTCTGGATAATTTTCCGTCATTTCAAAAACAAATTGTTTGATTGGCTTGAAGTCCTTCTCTTCGTCACCATTCATGCATTGTGATAAAGACCGTAACTGGCCGCGGTCGGATGGAATTAGTCCAGCTAGATAAGAAGCAATATCAACCTCAATATTGAGGCCGCGACAGGCAGTTAGAATAGCAGACTTGGATTTTTCGGTTTTGAAGGTTGCCACATTAGACACTCTGTCTTCGCCATAAAAGTCTCGAAACTTTTGAAGGACTTGTGCACGCTTACTTCCTTCGATATCTGTATCACAGTCAAGAACCGAAGCTCGATCAGGGTTCAAAAAGCGCCAATGGAATACTTTCGTCTCTTCAAGAAGCGGGTTTATTTGAGTAATTCCAAGTACGTATAGTAGAATAAATCCTGCACCAGAACCCCGCCCTGGCCCAACAAGAGAACCAGCCTCCCAGCACAAATCAATATTTTTTTGAAGATTTAGATAATATGCAGACCAATGAGCATTATTTTTGATAGAAGAACGCCAAGTATCATCGAGACACACATTTATTTCTTTATAAGCCTCATCCGTTTGAAGCCCGCGTCGAGATTTTATACCATCAATAACTGCCCAAACAAGATGTCTATCACCAATATAATTAGAATTATAAAAAGTTTCAAGAAGTGGGATTTTATTTTTATAGAAAAGATATTCATCTTTATTTTGTGGATACTTGTACCACTCTAATTCTGGAATTCTTAGAGGTTTTAGTAGGCTATAATCTTCACAGGTTTCTCTAATCTTAAGGATATTTCTATATGCTTTTTCTAATTGTTCCCTTGAAAAATATCCAAAATAACTTTCAAGTTCTTCCGTATTCATCATATACGTAGACGCGTAAAAGTCATCAACTTCACGATCGCCATTTTGAGCATTTAGATATGCTTTATGGATAGTGCGGTCTTCTTTCTTTAGGTAATGACTATCAGTTGTAATAATATAGGGGATGTCTAATTCTTCTGAAAGTTCAAAGAGTCGTTGATTTACATAGACTTGATCTTTATTATGGCTTGGTTGCATTTCAAAGAAAAAATTACCATGTCCAAATAAGTTATCTAATTTACTAATCCAATTATAAATTTTTGGTAACAACTCTGGTTCAGTCTTCGCACGAAGGAGTTGAGTAGGAAGACAGCCACCCAAACACGCTGATGAACCAATAATATGTCCTGGGTTAGCACCAATTATCTCAAATAAATCGCTATAATAAGTCGGAACACGTCTCATGCCTCGCGCCGTATAGCTACGAAGCCAAGCACGCGTAGAAAGTTCACGGATTTGTTGGTGACCAATTGCATCTTTTGCAAGAAGAATAAAGTGATAATATTTGTCTTGACCTGCTTTATAATTAGAAGCATTGAGGCCATTGCGGCAAAGATAAATCTCATTTCCTAGAATAAGCTTAAAATCAGGATTCTTTTCTTTTACCTTTCGATAATATTTCTCAGCGCGAACTGCGCCAGAGACGGTTTCATGGTCGGTAATGGCTACTACTTGATGTCCTAGTTCAATTGCATAATCAATCAAATCTTCAGTCTTAATGATACAGTCACGAAGACGTTCATTTGACCAGTCAAGATGATTATGTAGAGAACCAGGGTACTTTAGTTTTCGTTCGTCCATTCTCTTCCTCCTTTTTATTCGCCAATTATATGGCAAGTTTTATCTGGAAATACCTTCTTTATTCTAACCCTATCATCATGTTCGGCCACGTCAAAAAAGCTCCATCCCTTATGTAAGCTCATTATTCCTACAATTCTCCATGGTTCTTCATCAATTAAATAATAAAGTTCGTCTATTTGAATTTTTTTATAGATATTTTCGTCTTCAAAAAGAATATAATTTTCAATTTCTTCTAAAGATTGAAGAGTATTAGGGAGTGAAGCAACTAATTCTTTTGTAAAATTTTCAATTTTATAAATTTTTATCATTTTCTTTCTCCCATTGTTCTTTTAGCCATTTGCGGAGTCTCCATGCAGGCAAATTTGGCGAAGCAACACATTGAAGTAAATTTTTATAATTACATTCTTTTAGCTTTTTTTCTAACCACTCTTTTATATTATCGTCACATCTAAAAACTATTTCATTAGGACAGGTTTCACCTTCATCCAATAGCTTTATTGTCCCCCAAGCGGAAACACGGAAGTCCCAAGGATAATTTAATATATCATCTGGATGCTTATATTTACCAGTCCGAAAAATATGCCTGCATTCTAGAATTCCTGGAATGTCATAATTTTGTTTATGTCCATTCTTACAATAATGATATATATTCAAGCAACAATGAACTTTTCTTCCGCTATAAGGTAAAGTTCCTAAGTCTTCACTATATAATAGTTCAGTATCTTTCATCGTTCTATTTTGATTTAATTGACTAATTGGCTGAATGAGTGAAATATATGGCGAATGGGTTAAAGAAGCTTTTATAAATTGAACAGAAAGTTTATTAGCTCTACCAAAAGGGGGATTACCAATCACAAGAGATTTTTCTTCATAAGGGAGTTTTATATCTCTATAATCAGCTTGAATAATATTTGGGCCTTCAGGCAAAATATCATAAGCTAATGTGTTATTTGGCAAATAAGCCAGATATGCCCCAGCTCCTGCTGATGGCTCAATAATTCTGTCCCAATCTGTTCCAAGAATTTCAAAAGTTTTTTCAACGCAGTACTTGGCTATACTATTTTCAGTATAATATTTATCATTTGCAATTTTTCCCATATCATACCTCTAAGAATTTATTTAGCTCAGAAAAAGTCATAAAACGATATTTAGAAAAAGATTGTTTATTTTTTTGGTTGAGCCAGAAATTGTATAACAGCTTTCTTCTATCCTAGAATGTTGTTTACTTTTAGAAAATAATTGTTCATTTGTAATATCTCTACTAGGAATAAAAAATATCTCTTCTCCGCCATTTTCAGTATCATAATTAACGAAAAGAAAATATTCACACTCATATGGATGACATTGATTATAAGTAATTGTTTTCAGCGGCAGCCGAGCAGATTTGACTTCTACTCTACCATATTTTTCAGAAAACATATCATGACCAGCGGAGTTATCTTTTCTCAGAGCTGGAACTTGGCTAAGAATATACGGCTCGCTCCATTCTTCACCAAAGGCTTTATTGGATAAACTTTTTAAGTTTCCATAAGGATTTAATTCTGAAATTCTTTTTTCACATTCTGCAATAATTTGTCTCAATTCTGAGACAGAAGTAATTTTTGATAAATCTATAAGAAAATTTCCTTTCCAATTTCTTTACTTCTATTATATCACAAATTTCTCTAAAAAGCAAATCTACTATCTTCAATCTCCAAATCAGTTATGAAGATTTGAGGGGTTGTTTTACCTCCCCATTCGTTTAGATTTGGCTTGCCAACTAAAGTAATATCCATATCACCTGGAAAGTCTTTTAGCTCTCTAATCAAATCTTTCGCGCGGAACTTTACATAGGTAATTCCATTCTTCTCAATTCGTAAAGTGTCTAAATTCTTTCCAATAATTTTTACATTGTTCTGAGACACATTCAAATTGGTAATTGCCATAACCGGTTCTTCATTTTGTTGTCCATAAACTTGCTCAATTGCGCAAAGCTCTTCAATGGCTTCTTCAATTTTTTGGTCGTCGGCGCGCATCACAAAATCTACGTCATAGTAATTTTCGCCGAAATCAATTTTTGAGAGTTCTTTATTAGCAATTTCATGGAAAGTAGAAAGATTGCGGTCGAAAATACTTATTCCAAGAGCTTGGTCATGACCAAGCGTATACTCAAATAGTTTAGTACTAGCCATGAAATTTTTGAAAGATTTTAGTTCTGTATTTCCAGGCGCGCGAGCACTCCCTCTGATATATCCCTCATCATTGAGACGAGCTACGATTGTAGGACGTTTGTACTTCGATGCAATGCTCATCGCTATAAGTCCATTCAGTTCTGCGGGAAATACATCATCATCCTCTAGCCGAATAAATAGAACTTGGTTAGATAATAAATCCTTCTTGAAAATTTTGGCTTCAAGTTTCTCAACCATCTGCTCTTTCATTTTATCTTGGTGAGACTTAGCGTTCACGCACTCGCGCGTGCTTTCAATACAAAGACGCTCTTTTGTGCCTTTTGCACCCCGCTTATGACAATCAACCATTACCTCCGGCATTACAAAAGATAGATATAAGCGTTCTTTCTCATCCATTGATCCAACTCTAATCATGGCATTGATTAGCGGCACAATATAGAAAGCAACTGTGATTGGAGTGATTTTCCCGCCCATTGAATAGTCTTGCTTCTCAAGCAAAGTCTTAAACATTTTATTCTTGATATTTTTGAAGCCAGTTTGAACAAGATATTGATTTTCAACCTCTAACATTGACATCATATCTGCGACAATGCCTAAAGCGCATAAATCAATATATTCCCAAGCAAGGTCTTTTATAAAAAAGTCGTCAAGCGCGCGACACAACTGCCAAGTGACACCAGCTCCACACAAATCTTTATTCTTATAATTAGGTGAAGTTTGATTATTTACTAAAATCATATTTGAAGGAATAATTGTATTCTCTTCCTTGATATGATGGTCCACGCACAATACCGGACAACTAAAACGGGAAATATATTCGCCGTCATTTGTGGCACTATCTGGCGCAATAATTATACTCCAATCTTTATCTTCTAACTGTTCCATCAAATCAGAAAAGCCGTGCTGTTTTCCAGAATGAATAAAGTATTGAATTTCTTTTTTTGGATTTAGCCTTTTCAAATATTGATAGATAATGGCAGATGATGTTGCGCCATCAACGTCGCAATCAGCAATTAGTGCATATGGACGTACATCATTGATTGTTAGCTCTATCGCTTTCACTGCTCTTTCAATATTTTCTAAGTCGCGCCAGCTTTGAAGGCAACTTTCGTCTGGATGACAAAACTCTTGAATGTCTTGGACTCCTCTCGCGCGAAGGAGATTTTCTCCAAAATTTTCTTTTATTTCTGGATTTTTTAGTCGATATCTCATTACACTTTTACTCTCTCCTTTATCAGTTGACGAAAGATTTCTTCTCCTTCATCAGCTGGGCTGTCTTTCTTTTTTGTTATATTTTTTCTGTCATAAACAAAAGAAAATCTACAATAATTTTTATATTTATTACAAATCTTCCAAAGTTTTTCAAAATATTCTGTGCTTCCTTCTTTTTCTTCGTTATCCAAACAAAGAATAATTTCTCTTGGGTGCGCGAACCGCATCAAAAGGTCAACTTGGTATTTATTGAACTGACTACCACAAATGGCCACCGCACAATTCGGTGTAGAAAAATTTTCAGAAAGAAGTACAGACTTTTCCGCTTCAAACACATAACAAATGCCTCTTTCTTCAATATTTTTCCTATTCTGAAAAAGTCCATATAAATTGAAAGAGAGAGGATGAGAATACCAAGTGTTTTCTACCTGAATTGGCATATATTTACCAACATTTTCAACTTCCCATTCATCGAGCGCGCGCCCTCTAATTCCAACTAGTTTTCCATTTACATCAAAATGAGGAATAATAATTTTATTCTGAATTGGTGAATAAAGTATCCCATACTTATCCATTGTTTGTGCCGTAATTCCTTCTTCCAACCATTCAACTGGATAATAATGTTGAAAAGTTTCAAGAACCTTAGAAGAAAATTCTGGGAGTTCACGTCGGAGTTTTTGTCCGACATACTTGTCTTTATTACTTTTATATTTTGTTTTTAGCTCTTTTTCCTCAGCAAAGTAAGATTGGTTATAGCTTTGGATAAAACTATAAATATCTTGATACCAATCAAAGACTACTTCACGCGTCTCATACCAATGTTCAACAAATTGAAATATTGACATGGCACCACACGAACTATAGCAGTAAAAAAGATGGGTGTTCTTATAGTAATAAAGTTTCCAAGAAGCCTCGTCTACATTTAGATTGTGACAAGCTGTTTTACAAAGTAAAAAATCTCCTTTATCAATCCAAGGAACTTCTAACTTATCTAAAATTTTTTCAATATCCTCTGGTTCAAGATTTTCAATTATTTCTTTATAATTGATTGCCATCAGTTCTTTCCTTTCTTGTTGATTTCTTTTAAGAACTCTTCATCTTCTTTTGAAAGCTCCCAATTTACGAGGCCGCGCGCTTCATCTTCTGTGAGTTCTGGTATAGGTCGCATATAACGGTCTGTCGCGAAAAGATCACGTTTGCGAAGCGTTCCAGCATTGAATTGACTCCAAATTCTAACCTGTGTCCATCGACCAGAACGAACTTTGAAAACGTCTGTTACCATATCTGGAATAATACCTTGGTCAAGAACTCCATCTTGATTGAGAATTTCAATTTCATCTTTTGTTGGTCGTGCACAGATTACACCATTGTCTGCTTTGTTGATGGTTGCTCGACCGCCAGCAAGAGAAGCTTCGTTTCGTATATCAGTATTATCATCAGCTTTTGCATTGACTTGAGTTGAAGTAAAGACACAGACGTTTTGTTCAATTGCAAGGTCTTTGAGAGCAGTAGTCATAAGTAAAAGCAGTTCATCATTACGCAATGAGTGCCCACGAAATTCTTCAAGCAGTTTTGGAGAAATAAAGATATAATCATAAAATACATATCGACTTCCATAAAGGATTACCTGTTCACGCACCATATTTTTGATTTGTTCAATTGATGGGTCGGGAATTCTCATCAACTTCAATGTCTTATAATGCTTGATAATCTTGCGCGCAGTCTCTATTCTCTCTAATTCGTCTTTTGAAAAATCTCCATAACGGAATCTACTTCTTTCAATTCCGGTCAAATATCCTAGAACCATTTGAATAATTTGTTCTGGCTTTTGCTCTGTCATTATGAAAAGAACTGGTTCTGTATTACCTACTCTAATCCATTTTCTTTTATAGTCATCATAATAAAAAGGAAACGCTAATCGACAAGCATCAGCTACAGCCTGCGCGCTCTTGCCTCCACCACTTCCACTACTACGGATAGTTAGCGCACCAAGTTCCGCCCCATTTATGATATGAGAAAAAATATCTCCATTTACTGGAAGACCAATTCCTTCTGAAGCTCCGAAGCTATCAATCACATCATCTACTTCTTCTTCTAGGTTCCACGACTGTATTTCATCATTTTCGCTATAATTTTGTTCTAGCTTTAGAATTTTAGACTTAACCTTTTGAAGAATTTTTTCAATTGTTAATTCTTCAAAGTTCTTGTTGACTTCAAAGGCTTCTGGCTTTGTTTCATCTTCAATAAAAAACTCACTTGTGTCAACGCCCATTTTTTGAAGAGAATTCAATAAGCTAATCTTTTTTAGACGGCGATAATAAAGAAGAAAATTATCTTCGTCTGTATAGTATTGCGCGTCTTGGAGGTATTCGATACCATGAGCCGTTTCAAAAGTAACGCGTGCAGACGCATTATTTTTTAGATAACCTTCAATATCAATAGGGGCAATACGTGTCGCGCCGTTTCGGTAAAGACCATCGATTGCGGCGAAGATATATTTATCAAGTTTTGTTTGAAAGTCATCCGGAGTTAGTATATATTTGTCTGTATGACTAAGATATTGGGGCTTTGCCATAAGTGCGCCGAGAACTTGCAGCACTGTATTTTTATCTGTCATTCAATGTCCTCCAAGTTCCACTTTGGTTTTGCTTGAGTCTTTTCTTTTTTGACTTTACGGAGAGGAGCTTTCGCGCGGAGCTCTTCACGTTTTTTGATTTCTTCTTCAATAGAAGCAACGATGCCACGATTTTCTTGTTCTTTGCGCGACCAGTATTCGGTAGATTTGGCGTAAACATATGGAATAATTCCAAGGCCGCCATAGCTTTTCTCCCTATCTCCACCTTGAATTTCATAAAAATATTTCAAAGCAAAATAACATCCTTTATATGTTCCTTTTTTCTCTGATTTGATAAAGCTTTTGAAGAAAGCTTCGCATTTGAAAAAATCATATTTGATTTTTAGGTCGTGCGCGAGATAGTCATAAATACGGTCGCGCCATTGGTCGTCCTCATTTAGATTCGCTTTCTTCCAATTATCATAACAGGTTTTATGATAATAATAATTCTTTGCAGGCATCACATAAATGGTGTCTAATCCATCAAGTTGGGCATCAAAGTATTGCCCACATAGTCGGCATTTGACTTCGTGTTTCACTCTATCAACTCCAATTCTTTTCCTTTCTAATATTATATCATAAATTTCGTAAAAATACAAATTCAGAGGCATAGTCTTACACTATGCCTCTGAACATATATCTATTTAGTTCATGCTATCACGTAGATCGCGTAGGTCAAGAAGAGCCAAATTCAACAAGTCTACTTGGTTATCAGTAACTTCTGAAAGTTTGATTTTTTGTCCAAAAATCATTTCAACCTTCTTTGACATTACACGAACAATATCTGCTTTTTCTTCGTCTGTTTGAGCTTTATTGACCAAAGAAGTCCAAATTTCACGAGCTTCGCTCATAATGGCATTGAAGTCAAGCCTTTCGGTGGATGTAACTGGAGCTTTATCAACAACATAAGCACCATTCTTTTCTTCCATGTCAATAGCTCTACTAAGGGCTTCTTCAAATTCATGGAAACCGAATGGAATGCGTGGAGCAAGATATTTGAACCGACTACCAGCTGTGACGGTAGGGGTTGAACGCGTTAGAACCCAACGTTCACTTTCACCTTTTTCGTTCCATGATTGAGTAATTACTCCGATGATGTCAACACAATTTGTTACCGTAAAGTTTTTTATCTTTACTTCTTACTCTTGAGTTTGAGTAAGTTCAGCATATCTTTTCTCCTCTACGCTAGAGGAATAGAGTCTCGTGGATTTTATATCATAAAAGTTTTTCATTGTTTGATATTTTCTTTCCATATAGATAGAATTAGGAATATATAGAATTTCAAAAAGTTTTAGTATAGTTTCTTTCTTGTAGACTTGTATTGAATAAAAATGATCACCTTGGCTCAAAGTTGTCGTACTAGTCGATAAAGAAGTAATAATACCGTACTTATTCAAAAGGACTTGGCGCATCCACTCAATAACTTCTTTTCTAGCACCGCAAATATACCAATTATATTTGTATTTCTTATAATTCGTCCAGATACAACCATCGCCATCAAAATAGCCTCTAATATAAGAAATAAAATATTGTTCATCAAGAAAAGTAGGTGGAACCAAAGTAAAGGTTTTATGAGGAATTATTCCATAGTGAGCTAAATCTTGTTTGATAGTATAACTACAAACTCTAAGACGACTATACTTGTGGCCTGAATTGTTAGTATAATGTTCTATAGACCCCTCATAATTTAGCTCTTCCTTTATTTTATATAATATTTCTTCATCAGCTTGTTGAATGTCTATTGAGAAATGGTTTGAGTTTTTTGAAACTCCTCCATCAGATGCTAAAAAACCAAGGATGTAAGCCATATTATGGGATTGAACTTTGAAATAATCATCATTGACATTATATGCTCGACATTCTTTCATGGCTTCCTGTCGATTACGAACTTTTACTCCCCATTTTTTTAGGTATCTTTGAATCGTGATTCCCGCGATTCCAACATCTCGGCCGATAGCGTTGACTCCTCTTTTCAATACCGTATAATTATATACTATAAACTCTTTTTGTTCTTCTGTAAATGAAATAGATTTACCCACGCTGGGCTCCTCCTTTTATGTTTATCAATCTATGCGTTGCGCGTGTTAGAGCTTTTACATTCTAACTTCCGCTCTGATTCCCATCTCAGGGTTCCAGATTTTTACTCTAATTTAGATATTTGTCACCAAATAAATGCCCCATTGAGGCCGTTGACAATCTTTAGACAGCGATTATTGAGGTCTGGCTTACCGCCAATAAAACGACCTTCTTCGTCATAGGTTTCCTTTAGATGGCAAGTCAAAATAAGACCATATCCCATCATGGTAATCTTACGAAGTCCGCTTTCAAATTCTTTTGAAAGTTGGGAATACGCAGCGCCGTAAGGCACATCACCTAATTTTGAGACGTTATTTTGTGAACAGACAAATTGCTCACAAAGGTCATAAAGCAGTCCTACTGTGTCAATACAAACTGTAGAAAACTTTTCTTTAGCTTCAGGCTTCTCTAACTGTCGAAGAATAAGCTTATAATCACTGTATTTTGTGACTTTTGCTACTAATGCTCCGCTTTGAGCATTGGTTCCGACTTCTGTCGCTACGATGAGCGCTTTATCACTTTGACAGCAAAATTCCGTTTTACCTATCTTAGGCGCGCCTGCTAAGAGCAGATATTTGCCACGAAGATCCCTTGAAATAACATTTGGTTGTAAAGAAAGAATATCAATACCCATTCCACTTACCCCCTAAAAATTAGAAGCCTAGGTCGGCTCCAACATTAGAAAGGGAACTAGTTTGCGCGGGAGCCTTATGAGCACTCTTCTTACCTGCATCTGCCTTCATCTGGTCAAGACGAGCCTTGCGTTCGCGCATTGCCTGGACAAGGTCATCCATATCGTATGCGGCATCACCCTCAAACGGTTCCTGAGAACCAGCAATTACAACCAGCTCCTTCACAGAAGTGGTCTTCATACGCTCCTGCGGCTCACCAAAACCAATCTGCTCAATAATCTTCTCAGTCGTAGAGGAGAAGTTGAGACGAACTGTTGCTTTAAAAGTCTTATCAGTCTCCCAATACTGCTCAATTGCTGCAACGACGTTAGGATTGGTGGCATGAAGCTTCATAATATCAACCTTGCCGCCATACTGCGGAACAATAGTAGTAATCTCAAGCTTCTTGGGGTCAAATTCAACACCCTGCTCATCAACCATCGGCTTGATACTAGAAATAGCAAACATAATAGTAAATTCACAGGATGGCTTGAATTCGCCAGTTGCCTTATTTACAAAGGAAGCTTGGACACGAGGAGTAGACACAAAACGTCCTTCTTGAGTATAGAACTCATTCATCTTAAGGGTCGCGCCAGTGATACGAATATGATCAGCCTCTTCTCTGCCAACGGCGGCAACGGACTTATACTCCTTCATCACAGTCTCAATACTCGTGTACGCAGGATTTAGGGTCTTTCCATCCTTCTTATACTTCTGAGCATAAAGAGAAACTGGAATCTGATAAGTGACAGGTGCACCATTGACTTCCTTGTCAACTTCAACGGTAATCTCGCCGCCGACAGTATCAACCTTCTGTCCATTCTTCTCAAAAGAGCCATACTTTAGATTTGTCTCTAGTAGAATACCTTCAATCTTACCTCTATTTTCAGCTTGCTTTAGCATTTATTTTTTTTCTCCTTTTCAATTATTATATTTGGCTCTTCAAATGGCGAGGCCAATAATAGCCTCGCCTATATGAATTCAATTTACTCTGCGTCGTCAGAAGGGACGAAAGTCTTGCCAGCGTCAGTTAGAATGGCATATGCGACGGGCTTCTCGGCGCCCTCAACCTCTTCCTTCTCACGAACAACAAGACCCTTCTTAGTAAGATCGAGAACGTTTGCGCCAACAGAACGAGCGGAACGACCAGTAGCGTTAGCTAGCTCCTCGATAGACACTTTACCGCCATTATTCTTTAGATACTCAAAAACAATTTGACTCTTTTCAGTTAGCTTCATAATAACAATTTACTCCTTTTTTATTATAAAAATATATATTATAAATGAGCTTATGCCTCATTTATTTCCGTAATTATATTATAAACAATTTCTTCTAATTTGTCAAAATCTTTATAAGAAATTATATATAATTTTATTTGAAATTTTTCACAAATTTCTTTTTTCTCTTTATCTCTACGTTGAGTTTTTAGAAAAAGTTCTTTATTATTCCAACCTTTTCCTTCACTACGATAATTATAATGTTGCTCTCCATTATATTCAATTAAACACAATAATTTATCATTATCATCAAAAATTGCAAAATCATAATGAGGAAGGTAATTTGTTGAAAATCTAAAACGTTTTTCGGTATATTGAGGATGAAAATTTACTTTGTATTTTTGTAGAAGTGAAGAAATTTTTTCTTCACCTTTTGATTTCAAGCACCCGCATGAACAAACATAGCCTCTTCTTAGATTAGAACTTTCTGCTAAATGAATATTACCACAATCACATTGGCATTTCCAATAAGGGCTATTTCTTTTAGTATGTTCTGGGGCTGGTGCTCTTTCTAAAACAACTAATCGTCCAAAACGTTGACCTGTCAAATCAATAAGATTGCTTTTTCCAACTTCAGCACATCGCTTTCTCTTTATATCACATTCACCACAAGAAACGATTTGACCTTGCCGTAAGGCGTCTCCAGTAACTGTTTTTGTTCTTCCACATTTACACCGACATCTCCAAGCAGCTTTCCCGCAAATAGAGCCATCTCTTTCTAAAACAGTCAAAGCTTCGTAAGTATTACCTGTTTCATCTTTTACCTTCATTTTATCCTCCCGAAGAATAAATATAAATATAAATATAAATAGCAGCTTATGTTCGGGCATATTACTCGTTGGGTAATTACTCCAACGCTCCCTGCTATTTTATTATAAACGAGACGGTGTCTCATTTATTCCATATCAAATAAGTTGTCACTCAACTCATTTCATAATAATATTATACTCAAAATTCAAAAGAAAATCAAGAATTCAATCCAACTAAATTCTGAATTTTTTCTTTATCTTTCAATTTCATTACCTTCACGCCCATCGTTGCGCGCGATAATAAAGGAATTTCATTTATCTTTAACCGAATTTGAGAAACATTAGAGACTACCAAAACTTCTTTGTCATCAATTAGCGGTAAGAAATCACAAAGTTTATCTGATTGCTGAATTGATTTTCCTTTTGTTGCGCGGCCGGTCAGCCCAAATTCTTCAATTGAAGTTCGTTTTGCTGAACCATCTTCAGAAATTGATAAAATCTCTTTAGTCTCTTTTGAAGTAACTCGCGCGGAAACAACATAGTCTCCTTCATTGAGCTTCATTCCTACAACGCCGCGCGTAACTCGTCCAATCGGACGGATATCAGAAGTGGAAATCATAATAAAGTTGCCAGAGTGGGACAAGACTCCAATATTTTCATCTCTTAAAATCAAAACAGAGACAATTGTATCATTTTCATCGAGTTTTATTGCCTGTGCACCATTACCTCTTTTTAGGTTATACTCAGACAAGGAAGATTTCTTCAAAATTCCATTCTTCGTAATAAAGACGATATTAGAGGCTTGTTGTTCTTTCGATAAAATGACACTAGCACGCACCTGTTCATCTGACTGAAAAGACACAAATGTATTGAGGTATTGCTTTTCACCAACTGTAAAATCGCCCATCTTCATTACATAAAAATGACCCTTATCAGTAAAGAACAGAATTTCATTTGTATTTTCTCCAACAAGCGTATCAACCACATATTCACCTTTATCGAGTTTGAACTTTTGGCCGACGCCGTTGCGCCGTTGAGAATAAAGAGTTGACGTTTCATTGACGAAAACCGCACCGTCATTTGTAAAGGAGAGAGCTAGTTGCTTACGTTCGATTGTTTCTTCTTCGTTCGAGATATTCAAAATTTTTGTGCGCCGCGCGTCACCAAATTTCTCAGCGACTTCGCGTAGTCCTCTTTCAATTTCTTTCTTCAAAAGATTTTCATCAGCAAGAATTGCTTCAATGCGTGCGAGTTCTTTTTCTAGTTCTGTCTTTTCACTCATCAACTTAGAAACATCAAGATGAGTGAGACGAGAGAGCTTTAGGTCAAGAATTGCTTTTGCTTGTGTTTCATCAATATCTAATAGCCGCTGAAGTCCAATCGACGCATTTTTTGTATCCGCAGCCTTTTTGATAGTCTCAACAACTTTATCAATCATTGAAATCGCTTTGATAAGTGCTTCAAGGATATGAAGTCGCGCACGAATTTTGCGTCGATCAAACTGAAAACAATTTATATAAACAGTTTTCTCGTGGTCAAGATGCGATTGGAATAGCGCACGCTGTCCCATCACAACAGGATAGAGGCCCTTATCAAGAACCGTCATATTGATGGCAAAGAAAGTTTCAAGAGAAGTATTCTTATAAAGATATTTCAAAACTCTCTCAGGAGAAGCACCTTTCGAGAGAAAAATTCTCAAGTCTGCGTGCTCACCGGTATAGTCAGCAAAATCACGAATACCACAGCTTTCATTTTCTTCAATTAGATTTGCAAGTTCTTTACAGATTGTATTTGTAAAAGTTGAATACGGCATTTCTCTAACGATAAAACATCTATCTTTTGATTCCCATTCGATGCTCGCGCGCACTTTACACGCGGAACCATTTCCAACTAAAAGACTTTTTCTAACTTCATCTTTATTTAGAAGTGTCGCGCCTGTTGGAAAGTCTGGGTAACAAAGAATTTCATCATCTGGAATATTAGGGTTCCAAAGAAGCTTTATCATTGCTTCATTGGTTTCTCTAAGATTAAGTGGTGGCAAACTGCTTGACATACCACTGCCAATTGAAATACAACCATTGACGCCATTCCAAAAACCTTTCGCAGGAAGCACTTTTGGGAATTTTCCTTCCATATCATAAGTGTCTTCCCATTCATCAATAATCCCTTTTTCCAAATCTTTCAAAAGTTGGTATGCAATTTCAGACCCGCGCAGCTCAACATAACGATCAGCAGAATGGTCATTTGGGTTCATCAAAGTACCATAGTTACCATTAGCTTCTTGGAGGGGAACTCGATAGGCAAAGGGTTTAGCCATACGAATAAGTGTACCATATGCAGAGGCTGGACCATGTGTATAGCTAAAGCTAGTAGCCTGCGCGACCGACTTTGCGGCCTTTTTGAAAGGCTTATCATAAGTGAGCTTTGCGAGGTATTGCGCATGAAGAAGCTTTCGCGCGCCCCACTTACAACCATCGCGCGCGTCAGGTAGCGCGCGGCGTTGGAGGTTATAGCCAGCAAAATCGAGGAAATCTTCCTCAAAGACTTCCTGTGCATCTCTATCAATAAAATCTACCACTATAATCCTCCTTATTCACAAATATTTGAAAAATCAACATTCTTCATAATAAATTGCTTTCTTTCTTCTACATTTGGCCCCATCAGCATATTCATCATTTCCGAATATCTTTCAAAATCCTCAATTTGAATGCGTTCCCATCTACGTTGAGCGCCGAAAACACTTTCTTTTGTTTCTTGAGGCGTATTCTCACCAATGCCTTTTTTACGACTAATTTCTTTTGGCTTTCCATTTTTCTTTAGGAGCATATCTCTTTCTTCTTCACTAAACGCATAGAGGGTCTTCTCTTTATAACGTAAAACGAAAAGGGGCATTTTCATTCTAAACAAGCGCCCCTCCTTTATAAATTGAGGGCACATATAGAAGAAAAGTGTTGTAATTAGATTTGAAATGGATGCACCATCAACGTCAGCATCAGAAGCGCAAGCTACATATTGGTAACGAAGCTTTTTTGAGTTATAATTGTTGAAGAAACCACAGCCTAGCGCAGAAAAAATTGCCTTGACTTCCTCATTCTGTAGAATTTTTTCTTGGTCATGCTTCAGAGCAGAAATGATTTTGCCTCGGATGGGAAGAAGGGCTACTCGATCGATAGGTCGGCCTTGGGCGAGTGCGCCAAGAGCACTATCACCCTCTGTTATAGCTAAAATTGAGCCGTTTTCTGGTCCATGAATCTGACAGTCCTTTAACTTGTCGGCAAGAATTGCACGTTTTTTCTTTTCGTTGTTGATTTCTTTTTCCGTTTCTAAGACTTGGCGGCGCGCACGTTCCGCAGCAGCATCGGCTTTTACTTCTTTTAGAAGTAAATCCAAAATTTTCTGAAATTCATCAGAATGTTTCCGTTCAAAATCTTCAAGCATTTGTGTGGTCGCGCGCTGACAAAGACCCCTAAGTTCGGGCGTATTTACCTTCGTCTTAGTTTGATTGGCAAAAGAAGGATTTGGCACTTTACAACTAACGGCATAAAGTAAACCTTTGCGCAAAGTGTCAGGAGAACCTTCTCCTTTGATTTTCTTCTTGAAGAAATTCGTCAAAGCTGTTTTTACACCAGTTAGAGACGTTCCACCATTTGAATTTTCAAGTCCATTCGTAAAGGTAAAAGAAGTTTCAGCACGGCTGTCTGTCCATTCCATTACAATTTCAGCTTCAATTTGGTCTTCTTTTAGAACAATATGAAGTGGAGTCTTGTGAATTGTCTTCGCACCACTATTTTTGAGAAAATCAAGTAAACCATTTTTAGATTGGTACTCTATTTTTTCACCTGTCAAATCATTATTAAGAATGAAAACAATCTGAGGATAAAGATATGACCAATCACGGCACATTTTTTTAATATCTTCAAATTTTATTGAAATTGGCTCAAGATGATATACTTCTTGAGATGGAATGAAAGAAACAATTGTCCCATGATATTTTGAATCAGTGGGAGAAATTGTAAAACTTTCTTTAATACCTTTTTCTAGACAGAGATAAGCCGCTTGCCCATCACGAACACTCCACACTTCAAAGACATCACTAGTAAGAGCAGTGCCTTTTGCCCCAATGCCATTGAGGCCCGCCACGTTCTGATAAACTTTATCAGAAAATTTACCGCCAGAATGTGGCATCGTATAAATGGCTTCAAGGGCTTCTGTGCCATCCTCACGTTTACCAAATGGCGCGCCACGTCCATTATCGCGGATTTTAACTCGATTATTTTTAGAAAGAGTAACTTCGATTTCATTACCATACCCCATAGTTGCTTCATCTATGGAATTCGTAATAATTTCACGAATACATTGAAGAACACCCTGATTATCTTCACTACCCATATACATTGCCGCGCGCGAGCGTATTGCGTCACGGAATGAGAGCGTTTCTATCGAATTAGCATCATAACTCATTTATCTTCCTCCAAAATTTGATATCCTTCAAATCTATCGTGATACATTGGATAATAGAATTTATCATCAAAGAAGTAACCAACAATTTTAAGTGGTGGGATAGTATTTGGAAAGACGACTAAAACCAAGGGATATTTTTCTTTTGCTTCCTCTAGCGTAGCAAACTTTCTCATTTTATTCTCCTTTCTATCCATTTTCTTTTAGTATAACATATTTTAGAGAAAAAATCAAATTCTTCTATATTCATTATAAATGCGCGCGTCGCGCCTGCGCGTAATCTAAATTCATTCAAAAATCAAATTTCTATTTGAAAAAATTTGAAAATTTTTCTAAAAATGAGGTATAATATAGATAGAAACTAGAAAGAAGGTGAAAATGTGAAAAAAGATATGATAATTCGTTTTATGCTTGATGCAGAGCTAGACGCACGAATTCGCGAATATTGTGAAGAAAATGATATGAAAATTAGTTATTTTTTGAGAGTAGCTGCGCGCGAGTATATGAAAAATCATCCGACAGAAGAGGAGTGAACATGAAAGACTATCTTTTGATTGATAAAAAAGAATATTTGAGAATGAATGAAGTTCGAGAGCGTTTTGGAGATGACTATGCTATTGGCTTTGCCTTTGATCTTCTTGATAATGCTTTTGAAAAATCAGAAAAGCAAAAAAAAGAAAAAGAAAAAGTCTTTGAATGTTATAGCATCGGCCTTTCAAACTTTCTAACTAAAAAGGGCTTCCAAATTATTGGAACTCGTCCTAACACAAAAAATCCAAATTGGGATGTTTGGCTTTTTGAACGGACGCCAGATATTGAACGCGCGCAGTCTGAGTATTCTCACCGCAAGAACTAAGGGGTGAAGACTGTGAGTGTTCCAAATCAAAAAATTATTAGAATAGAAAAAGATAAATATCAAAGTAGATTTCTTCAAATCGGGGATGAACAATGGAAAAAAGCTTTTCAGTCTATGAGGCCAACTGTATTTGGTTTGTATTTATACTTGGCTTCAAATAAAGATGGATATTTATTAGAGCTTAGCGCCGCGGCCGTCGAGCGAGAAATCGGAATAAAGAAAACCGCGTACCATACTGCTCTCAAAGATTTGGAAGAAAAAGGATATTTGAAGAAAGAGCAAGGAAACACCTATGCTTTTTCACCTTCGCCGAAGTTCGCAAACACGAACTCCGCAATTGCGAACTCCGCAGGCACGAACTTAGAGGTTCGCAAACGCGAACTCCCTACTCCGCAAACGCGAACTCCCTACTCCGCAAATGCGAACTTAGAAGTTCGCGGGCGCGATATAGAAATAGATAATATAAATAAAATAAATAAAACAGATATTACAGATATCGAAAGGGAAAAATTGGAAGGATTATTCGGAAAGGATGGCGCACTCCTCAAAGGAGAAGGATGGATTGACACCTATGTCCCTAATTTTTACGGTCTCGCGCATGAGAAGCAGATTGAAGTGCTTTCTTCTACTCCGATTTTTGGATTGACTGCAATGCAAGCGGAATATGTTGTAGATAAGATTTTGGGTTAGAATTCTATTCTTGTTGGCATAGCATCATGATATGCCACGCCACGAACTCGAAAGGAGCTAAAATGGAAGATATTGAAAAGCGCGAACAGCTAATCAAAGGTTATGAAGGTCAGATTCGTTACCTTCAGAAGCGTATTCAAAAAAACGCAAACAATAAAGCAAAAAATCGACGAACAAAGCGCGACCCTGACAAAGATACTGCGCATTGCCACTTACTTATCGAAAAATGGCAAGAGCGCATTGACAAATGTAAGAATGGAGAACCGCTTGACTTTCTTGGTAAATCACTACTCTAAGGAGAAAAAAATATGACAAAATATGAAATTTATGATACAATCATTTCGCGCGCGATTATCAACCTAATTAGTCTCGCGCGTCGGCATAACAACGAAATAATCCTCAAAAATTTTCATCCTCATAATATTATTCATCTTTTTATGTTTGAAATGGCGGCTATTGCTTCTAATAATTATGAACATGAGAAAATTACACTAAAACTAGAGATGCCATGGTATAGAAAAATTTTCGCGCCGAAACGTATTCGTTGCGTACAGTCAGTTCGCGCAGCTGAAGATGGCATCAATATTCAAGAATTTCTTGATTTTACTAAGACAGGATTTGAAGATATCTCATACGAAGAAATTTGGAAGGAGTATTACGCACAATGAATTATTCGATTTACACGGATGGCGCGTGTTCTAATAATGGGAAAGAAAATGCGGCTGGAGGTTTTGCTTTTATCATTGTTGACAGCGAAGACATACTCAGATATGAATTTGCCATGCCTGTAGAAAATGCTACTAATAATATTTGTGAACTTTCTGCTGTTTTTGGAGCTTGTAGCTTCTTCGATGCTTACACCCCCAAAGAGAACACCGCTATCATTTATAGTGATAGCGCCTACATTATCAATTGTATTACTCAAAAATGGTATAAGAAATGGCAAACTAACGGTTGGCGCAATTCAAAGAAAGAACCAGTTGCAAATCGTGAACTTTGGGAACGTCTCATTCCCTATTTTGAAAATCCACGTTTTTCTTTTGAGAAGGTAAAGGGTCATTCTGGCAAAAAAGATTGGAATGATTATGTAGATAAACTTGCTGTGGAGGCGAAGAAAACAAAACTATGATTACTATAGGTATTCCTGTCTATAAGGCGCGCGACACTCTTCCCTATTGCCTTGATGCTTTAGTAGCTCAAACGCGTAAAATGTTCCTAGTTACTTTGTGTCAAGACTGTGACGGAGAAGATTATAGCGATATTATTGAGACATATCGTGCGCGCGGGCTTCATATTCGTCTAATTTCTACTCCTGAAAATAGCGGACCAGGCGTCGCGCGTCAAACAATTATTGACAATGAAACCCAGAGTGACTACATTATGTTCTGTGATAGTGACGACATACTTCAACCTCGTGCAGTTGAACAACTTTATCGCGAAGCTAAAGTCAATAATGCCGATATTGTGCGTGGTTCATTTATCCATGAAGAAAACTTTGGGCCTGGGCATCATCTTCCCGTTGGCGCAATACCTGTCACCTGGTGTTTTACTGGTGAGACGATGGTTTTAACAGAGGATGGTTATAGGGAAATTAGAGAATTAAAGATTGGAGATAGAGTTTATTCTCATGACGGAACTTTACAGTCTATTGAGAATATTATGACCCATAAAGCTGATAATCTTGTTCAGACAAAAATAAGTGGAGCTTTACCAGTAAAAGTAACAGACAATCATAAATTTTTTATTGTCAATGAAAAAAATGAAATAGTAAAGAAGCCTGTCAAAGAGATAGAAAAAAAAGACCGTTTACAACTTTTCAAATTGCCAGAAAGAACTAAATCTATCAGTCCAAAATTAGCTTATATAATTGGTCGTTATGTTGGTGACGGGTGGAAAAACAAAAAGAAAAACGCAAATGGAAAAATTTATTATTCTTTCTTTTTGTGCTGCGCTAAAGAAGAAAAAGATGAATTAGAAGAACATCTTCGAGAAGCCGGTATTCAATATGGCTATCATAATCAACCTCATATACAAGAGTTTACTTTATACAAAAAGAATGTAGAACTTATTCATTATCTTGAAGATTGCGGAGAAGATGCTTCAACGAAGCATTTTCCAAAGGATTTTTTGACATGGGATAATGATACGCTTCAAGCTCTTTTTCAAGGGTATTTTGATGCTGATGGATGTACAATTTTTCGTGACGGTCAGCTTTATCAAAACAAGACTATGACTGTTAGCAAAAGATTGGCATATGAGTCTTCTTTAATTTTAAGAACTTTGGGTTATAATCCTACTTATAGTTCTTATGTCTACGAAGGAAAAACCCAAAAGATTTTAGGAAAAATCTGTCGAAGAAAAAATGAATATCAAGTTTGTTGGTTTGATAATGAACATCAGGCTAAATGGGTAAAACAAGAACAAAAATTTTGTACAACTTATGGTCTATCTTATGAGAAAATTGAAGATGATTTGGTTTATAATATTACTGTAGCAAATAATCATAGTTATGTCGCTGGAGATTTTATTGTATCAAATTGTCATTCAGTAGTATATCGTCTTGATTATTTGAGAAAAAACAATATCCGTTTTCTCCCTGAGCTTCGACTCAATGAAGACAGTTATTTCAATTTAGTAGCTTGTAACTGTACTGATAAGATGTATAAACTAGACGAATATTTTTATATTTGGCGCTCAAACCCAAATTCGCTTACTCGTCAAGACAAAGGAACTTTTTTCCAACGCAGTAATGGTCAATACATCTATGGTCAGGTAAAGGGCTTGAAAAAAATTTATGAGATTAGAGGAGACATTCCTGCACCAGTTTTATGTCAGACTCTCATCAATATTTACAATGCTATGATGGAGCAAGTCTATCGTAAAATTGATGACTATTCTTATTTAGATGAGCTTCTTTCTCTAAAACAGAATTCATTTATTCAAGATTTTCTAAAAGATGGAAACAACTGGCCCTATTTCGTCAATAACGTGAAGGCTGCGTGCATCTATGATAATGATGTGGTATACTTCTACAAGTTGCGTTTCGTTGATTTTATCACTAACTATGTAATGGAGGATAAAAAATGATTTATGTTGTAAATGGTGCTCCTCGCTCTGGTAAAGATACGTTTTGCTCAATGATCGCCAAATTTATGGGAGAAGGATATGTAAGGGTTTATTCTACTGCTGATTATGTAAAAATAATTGCGGCTACTGCATTCGGATGGAATGGAGAAAAGACGCCTCGCGCGCGTAAATTTCTCAGTGACTTGAAGGACCTTTTGACCGAATGGAACGATATTCCCTTTAAAGACATCCAGAAAAAAGTATATGAAACAACAGAGGACTGGGACTATTATGGAATCGATAGTAAAAGATGCGCAATTTTTATTATGTGTCGTGAACCAGAGGAAATAAAAAAAATTGTTGAACGATTGGACGCGCGAACGATCCTTGTAAGGCGGGGCAGTGCTGAATGCGAAGAAGTTTCAAACCATGCTGATGCAGAGATTCTTGATTATAAATACGATATTGAAATTGAGAATAATGGTTCTTTGAAAGATTTGGCTTTTGAGGCTTTGAAGTTTGTTGAGGATGAAGACTTAATGTTCAGGCATTGGGTTACTTTTCATGTAAAAGATAGTGGTGAAGTTATTGAAGTAGAAAAGGAGCTAAACTTTTGACTAATCGAGAATTTTTGAAAAATTTTTCTGAGAAGGATTTTGTGAGATGGCTCGCCGGTTTTGAACTAGTTGAGAACGCGCCATGGTTTCAGTGGCTAGATAACGAATATTGTCAGAAATGCCCTCCAATTATAGGACGCTTGGAGGGTCACGACTGCGACCAGTCGTTTGCACCATGTGAGTTTGAAGTGGATGAGTGTCCATACGGAGTAGCAGATTTGACAGTTGAAGAGCTGATTGAAATGTGGCTAGATGCTAAAAGGGCAGAAATTTGAATTCTTCCCTTCTTTTTGATATAATAAAAGAAAAAGGAAGTGAGAGAATTTGGAGCTAAGCAAAACACAAGAAGAAATTTTGGCTTCGTCAGCGTCTGTTGTATTTGTTCAATCTTGTGCTAGTAGCGGTAAAACGAGATTACTAACCGAGAAAATTCGCCAATCTATCTCGCGTGCGAAAAAGCTGGTAGCTTTTACTTTTACAAACATGGCGGCAGCAGAAATTCGTAGTAGATTGAATGTTGAAAATAGTGATGTAATTTGGATTGGCACTATCCATTCCTACTGCGCGAGATGCTTGTTGCGCGCGGGGATTACAGAAGCAGGAAAGTATTTGAATAATGAAAATTTTGATGGTCTTTTTGACCTTGCGCGGAGCCATCCAGGGGCTTTTCCTTCTTTAGACATTTGCCTACTGGATGAGGCGCAGGATAGTAATGAAGATCAATTCAATTTTATTTTTTCAATTATCAAAAGTGCTGAATACTTTGTAGTTTATGATGAGCGGCAGTCTATTTATCGATGGAATGGAAGTAGACCAGATCTTTTGAAATATTGGGCTTACGAACTAAACGCTTCTATTTATTCAATGGATGAAAATTATCGTAATGGTAGCGATATTCTTGATTTTGCGCGGGATATTATTAGAAAAAATAAAATGAGTGATTTATCTATTCCGATGCGTGGAGTGCGTGGGAGGGTCATTGAAGTTCCTTTTTCTACCAAGTATCTTGTTGATGAAATCAAGTCTACTTCTAATTATGGCGATTGGATGGTGCTCGCGCGTACAAATGCTGAAGTAGATGTTATTTTTGATAAGTTGACTGATGCTGGAATTCCATGTGATACATTCAAGCAAGGTGACCTGTCAAAAGATGAACTAAGCGAAAAGATGAAAGCAGATACTGTGAAGGTTCTTACCATTCACTCAAGCAAAGGACTTGAGACACGCTATGTAGCTGTCTATGATAGCCGAATGTGGAACGAAGAAGAAGTCTGTATTTCTTATGTTGCGGCGACTCGCGCGCGTGACCGCCTAATTTGGTTTACTAAACCAGTTGTAAAAAAGAAACCTCGAAAAAACTCAGTGATGAGTTGGGAGTAAATATGGAAAAAATATCAGCATTACTTTTTATGGTTTCTGCTGTTGTTTTTCTAATTCTTTTCATTGGACAAAAAAAGAAAATAAAGCAAAAAAATTATGAAATTGAGCAACTAAAAGAAAAGAATAAAAAAGATGCTGAAAATTTTTGGAAAGATTTGGATGTGGCAGAACAAAAAGTTTATGAAGATAATCACAAAAAGAGAAATGAGCGACTTCAGCAATTGAATGAAATTATTGCTAAGCAAGAAACTTTTCAAGTGAATAGAAAATCTTCAATTGAAGAAGAAATCCAAGAACTCCGTTTACAAAAACTTCAGCAGCTTCAAAATCAGCTTATCATAGATAAAGCGCAAATTGACCAAGATAAAAGAGATTATGAATTAGAACTTGAAAAGGTGAAGTGCGAACTTTCTCAATTTCAAGCAAAGCGCCAAGCAGTGAATGAAGCGATTCGGCGCGAGCGTGAAGTTGAGGAAAAAGAGGATTTCTATCGCATTTGTCTTTTGCCAGAAGAAATTGAAGACATAGAAGTTTTGAAAAGTTTGGCACCAAGGCTTCGGCATCGTGAAATAGTTCCAAAACTAATGTGGGATACAATGGTTTCGCGTGCGACGAAGGAAATGATAAAGCGAGTAACAGGTGGTCGCGCAGTTGGTGGTATTTACAAAATTACCTATATTCCAACTGGTGAATCTTATATTGGGAAAACGACTGATTTTGGAACACGTTGGCAATCACACGTCCAAACTGCGCTTGGTATGGAGAAAGTTGCTCGTTCAACTCTTCATGTACATATGGCTTCTCATGGAATTCAAAACTATACTTTTGAAATTTTGGAAGAGGTTGCGCGCGAAAAGCAAACAGAAAGAGAAAAATTTTATATTGAGCTTTATGGGACGCAAAAACAGTTGAATATGAGGGTTGGGTAATATGAGTAATGAGTATAAAGACTATTATGAAGAAAGAAAAAGAGTAAATGATGATATTTATGGTCAACTAATAGAAGGCGATGTTTGTCTTAATATGGAAGATTTAGCATACTTTTTACCTGAACTTAATACCTATGGAATTCATCAACTCCGAATTGACCAGATTGATAAAGAATATTTTGTAATTGATGTTGACGATAAAACAAGGTGGGAGTGGAACAATAATGAAGAAAATTCTATGTGATTTGTGTAAAAGAGACATCAAAGAAGAGAAAGATATATGGTATATCCAAATTCCTTTTTATCAAAAAGATGGCGTTTATGTAAATGGTAAGCTTATTGGTGAATTTGGTTCTTACTTAGGCTATAAGATAATTGAGCTTTGTCCAACTTGTGCGGATTCCTTCGCACGAGGTATCAAAGAGCAAATGAAGGAATTAGGAATGGAAATTTGATTTCTATCTTTTTTCTGATATAATAAAAGAAAAAGAAAGGAAGATTTGGAATGAGTTTTATAATTGATGGCGTTGATTTTGAAAATCTTGAAGCTGAAAAGTATTGGAGTTTTACTTCTTCCTATACGCCTGAAAGAAAGAAACGAGAAGCAATCAACATGGTTTATTCTGGAGATTATCTTGGGGCGCGGAAGATGGACGGAGCGTATTATCGAGCTATAATCTCTGAGGATGGCGAACTTCGTCTACAAGGCCGATCTAAGTCCGTAAAGGGAGGATACCTAAATAAAATTGATTGGGTTCCTCATTTGAAGTCTTTCTTTGAGGCTCTTCCGCGAGGAACCTGTTTACTTGGCGAAGTCTACTTCCCAAAGAATGAAGGTTCTTATAACACAACTACAATTATGGGCTGTCTTGCGCCTAAAGCAGTTGCGCGCCAAGAAACAGGAGAAAAACTTCACTATTATGTTTTTGATATTTGGGCTTATGACGGAGAAAGCTATTTGAATAAAACGGCGGAAGAGCGCTTTACAATGATTCAGAACCTTCCCAAATCAGATTATGTTGAGTTTGCTCAATACTATGAAGGCGCTGAGTTGTGGCAGAAATATCAAGAGATTTTGGCTGAAGGTGGAGAAGGTGTTGTTATTACTCGACGTGACTCTAAACCTCAACCGGGTAAACGCAGTGCGCGGAAGACTCTTAAACTGAAGAAAGAACTTCAAGAAACACTTGATGTCTTTATCTATGGTGGAAATCCTCCAACCCGTCTTTATTCTGGGAAAGAAATCGAAAACTGGCAGTATTGGCAAAATACTGTTACGCACGAGCTTATGTGCGGCGACCATTATAAGGAATATTTTGAGGGTGATACAATTGAACCTGTCACAAAAATGTATTATATGCGTGGTGCTGGTAGTCTAAAGATTGGCGCGTATAAGGATGGAAAACCGGTTCAGATTGGTAGTTTGAGTGGTTTAGATGATGAAATTTTGTTGAATTGGAAGGACTATATTGGGAAGGTCGCAGAAATTACTGCGATGGAAGTTATGCGTGAAACGCAAGGTCTTCGTCATCCAAAATTCGTTAGCTGGCGGTTGGATAAAGTTCCGCGTGATTGCCAGTGGGAGACAATTTTCGGTTGAGTAAATTTGAAGAAAAAATCGCGCGTATCCTTACAGATGCGCGCGTTCCTTTTATAAGAGAAAAGACTTTCAAAGACCTCAAGCACGGTTATCTTCGTTTTGATTTCTATCTCCCTCAAAAAGAGGTATGCTGTGAACTAGATGGGTTCCAGCACTTTGAGTATACAAAATTTTTCCACAAAAAGCGAAGTGATTTTACAAAGGCACAAGAGCGCGACCGCATAAAAAATTCTTACTGTCTCGCGCATAAGATATCTCTTTATCGGATTCCTTATTGGGAAATGGATAATGTTCATTGCGTAGACGACTTATTTCAAGAGAAGTTTCTTGTCCATTCAAAATATCATAATGACGACATCTATCGAGAGTATCGCAAAAGAATGAAGGAATCTAAATAATTTTCAACTTCTCTTTGGGAAGAAATAAGCGGGAGGAGTTCCAATTGAATTTTTCTAGTATTGCCAGCGCAATTGGCGGGTTCCTTGTTCTAATTTATTTAGTGTGGCAAGTTGTTGTAAAATTCTGCGGAGAAAAAGAATGGTTTAGTAAACATCGAAAAGAGCGTCAAAAACAAAAGGAAGAAGAAAACAAAAAGCAGTTCAAAGAGACTATCAAAGAAGTAATTGAGCCAATGCTTTTGGAACTAAAAGAAAGAGACAACGAACAAGATAGAAAATTGACTTGTCTTATTCATTCTTCTAATGATATGATGCGCGCGGAAATAGTAAAAATTTATTATCATTATCTTCCACACAAGAAAATGCTTCAACATAGTCGCGAGCTCTTGAATAAGCTATTTCATGATTATCACGACCAAGGTGGTAATAGTTTCATTGAAGATATGTATAATGAAATGAAAACTTGGCCAGTTGTTAATAATGACAAAGATTTGAGGGAATAAAAAGAAAGGACACATCGAAAGACGTGTCCTTTTCTACTTATTTACCTTTTACGCGCTCAATGATTTCAGCCACTGCGCTGGAACCTGACATTAGGACTAGACCAGTCATAATTTTACCTGCGATAGTCGTCGCTTTGACAAGACCGCACGCGAGAATGAGGTCAAGATTGAAGGAGAAGACTAGCGCGAAAGCAAATATTGCGGAAACACCAATAGTAATCCATTTGCTGAAAGAGAATTTGCCCCAAATTTCGTCTTTTCCTCTTTGAATCAAATACCACATAACACTAGAAAGCGCAATAATAAGTGTTAAAACATTCATTTTATTTTCCTCCATTTTTCCAAGTATATCCACCAGCCGTTAGACGTTTTCCACGGCAGACTTCGCTAATATGATTATACCAAATCCCAGTAGCTAATTGTGCGTCTTTATATGAAGTATATGAAGCTATAAAATTTCCTTGTAAGTCATACTGCTCTACAATATGCTTTTGTTTTGCAGTGCGAATAGCATAGCCTCTTTTCTTAATATCTTCTTCTGAAAGTTTTAATTCTTGTTTTATATAAAAAGAAATTGTTTCTATAGTTGAATTGGTTAATTTTCGAATATCTCTAATACAATATCCGTTTTGATATAAATCAATTATAGTTGAAATTTCTTTTTGGGTTAGGAAGCGAGTTCCTTCGCCGCCTCTAGTTGAATTATAACCTTCTTCATAAGAATTATAAAAATCAATCCAATAAATTTCTCGTTCATTGATAATATCATTAGAACATTCTTCAATTGATTCAATAGAAAAGTTTTTTACTCCATATTTTCTAAAGGCCCGATAGATTTTGAAATCTTTATCTTTAATACTATTAAGATGTTCTTTCCATCGTTCTTCAATAGTTCTGGTTGTTTTTCCAATGTAAACTTTATCATTTATAGTATTTGTAATTTTATAAATAAATCCCATAAGTCCTCCACCTTATAATAAATGATGACGCTTATCCTGGAGGGGATATTGCTCCATAAGTAGCTAATTTATGGCTCCCGTCATATTTCTAAAGAAAAGAGGTCTCACATATTCTATAATCCATAAATTTGAAACTTTTGAAAAATTTTGATATAATATTTATAGAAAATAAAGGAGGCAGAAAGAATGGCTCGTGTAACACAAGAGGATATAATTCATATCAATGATGTTTATTATAAGTGTCGAACTTATGCAGAAACTGCGCGGCAGACTGGTTTTTCTGCCTCTACAGTAAAGAAGTATGTTATTTCAGGTTATGAGCCAGCAGAGACAGTCAAAGTAGAAAAATTTGATAGACCTTTGCCTAAGTTTGACCCAATGATTTTTGTTCAAAAAGAGGATTGGGCTTCATTCTGTGAATATACGGTAGAAGAGGCCGCGCGCATTGAAGAGCTTTGGAAGGAGATGGCGTTATAATGGAGAAGTATTTTTATCTTGAGGAAAGTCCCTATCTTCCTACTTACTGTATGCTTTATACCAATATTGAGAAGATGCCTTTTCCAAATGGAATTAGAGGCTCTTATTCAATGATGGCTGCGCGGGTTCTTGGATTAGATTATGCAGACTTCTTGAGGTTTGCGCGCGACATCCTTGAAGCAAAGATTATGGGCAAAGGTGAATGCTATCCTCGTGCATATTTTAGAAAAACTCCTGAAGTCCTTCAGATGGTAAAGCTATTGAATAAGCGGATGGAATTGATTATGGATATGCGCGCGAAGCCATACAATTTAGAAAAAAGAATTGATGGGTCAATCATAAAGGAGAATTTTGATGTATCTAACAGCTGAGTTGCTACGAAAATATGGTGCAGAGAAAATTCAAGAATTTGTTGAAAGATTTCCAAATGGTGTTGAAGCACTAGACTTTCTTGAAGAAATTGGCCCTGAAGCGATTGCTGGTAACTATAGTCCGTGGCTTGAGGCATTATACTGGGGCTACCGAATGCTACCTTGGACTACCAAAGAAAAAGAGAAATACTGTGAAGTTTTGAATATTGATAGTTCTTCTAGCGTCTATGAAAGTTATGATGTAGAAGAAAGTGAGAAAGTTATTCATTCTGACCACATTTATCTAAGCGGAAACATTGACAACTGTAGTAATATTAGAAATAGTAATTACGTTGCTTCTAGTGCTACAGTTGAAGGAAGTGACGGTGTCCTAAAGTCAGAATATATTGTGAATAGTAGTCTAGTTGATACTGGAATGGACATTCAAAGTTCAAAAGAAATTTATAAAGCATCGCATGTGAAGAAAAGTCAGAAGTGCGCGCGAGTCGATAGTATTGAGAATTGCGTCGGAATTTTCAGTTCTTCTGGATGTGAAGAGGTCTATTACTCTTCTTTTATGAAGAATTGTCATCATTGTCTTTTCTGTGATGATATTGAGGATGCTTCTTTTAGAATCTTCAACCAACCAGTGCCTGAGAAGGATTTCTTCGTAATTCTTTCGATGGTTGAGAGCTATTTTGATAACAAGCTTGAACCTTTGATTGAAACCACAGTAAATGACGAATTTTATTTTGGCCTTGATTGGCATGTTTCGACGCACTTTACAAAGATTTACAGAAGTCTGTCGCAGGAGGTTTTCAATCAACTTTATAGACTACCCGGTTATAATGACTGGCTGATGTATCAGATTACATTGAATACTCGAAGTTTTCGAGATTTGAAAAATAACTAAATTTTGTATATAATATTTATACAAAATGGTTGAGGAAAGGAAAGAGGAAATGACTTATCATTGGAAGACAGAAGTAGCAATTCTTGAAAATCGTATCCATCTTCTTGAACAGCGCGGAGATAACGCGCCAATTATCGCAAAATTGAAGCGACGACTAAGAAAGCTATTATCTAGCTCTTATTGAGCTATTTGGCGCACGACAGAAACTTACCGTGAATGTCTGAAGTGGCCTCAGTTGGGAAGGCTTACCAGCTTTATAAAAACCGAGCAATCAAGACAAAGTATTAGCTACACTTTGAGGAAGCAAAGAGGTGGGCGGGAGTCGGCTCTCCCGTAGCTAGAAACCGATTATAGGGTTAAGCGCAAGACGCTTAGGCCAAGCTATGATGTCATATTTCCGGGGCAATTTCGGTAGTATGACGGAGCTTTTGTTGAGGGTTAGGAGATTTCCACAGATTGCCTAGGGGTCTACCTCGTAGGAGACTACCGAAAGAAAATCTCCATCTTTATCCTGTCTTAGCACAACGGTAGTGCAACCGGCCTATACCCGGCATAAGGCTCCAGATTAGAGCACGATCTCGGTTCGAATCCGAGAGGCAGGACCAGCCACCAGAGATGTGAATGTGTAACTTACTGCATCCGTGTAATATTTGGCAATCTTAACCACGATAGTGTTGGTTGCTTGGATAATCTTATTACTTCTACATCAGATAATTTCGCCAAGAAGTAAATTTATATGGGAGCGTAGCTCAGTTGGTTAGAGCGCATGACTGTTAATCATGATGTCGAAGGTTCGAGTCCTTCTGTTCCCGCCAAATGATGGCGAGTAGTGCGAATAGAAAAGATAAGAACGAAATAGTACCTTTTATGGTGGATAAACCTATTATTCATTTATTGAATCTATTGGAGTCACGCACGGCTCCGCTTGCTATCATTACCAACGGATAAAACTTGTTGTGAGCAAACTTACAAGTTACCTTTTTGACCTCACAAACAATTATACAAGCATATCTTACGCGCAAACTAGATATGGCTCCCTCTGGGAGAAAGGTGATTGCGAGGCAGGTTAGCGCTCCTGTCAAAGTTCAAAGCGCATTATATCCCCTTTTAGTGTAATGGTTAGCACAGCAATTGAGGGCAAGAGTGGTTCGATCCCACAGAGGGGAGTCAAAGCTAAATTATCTTTTCTCCATAGAAAAGCTATTGATGTCGAAAACTACCTAATATAAACTGAAAGGAGACTTTTATGGAAAAGATTTTTGAACTCTGTAAAGAACGTGACATCCGGTGTCATTTCAGTTATTGGAAGTTCGATGATTCTATTCACTTTATTTTCACGAGGACATTTGCTGAACAAGATTGTAGGCTTATGCAGGTCGTTTCGATCAAGGATATTAATAATAATTCCGATATTATCGGACAGTACATTGTAGAACTTATTGAAGACAAGCTGTCAGATGAGAATTGTAGAAAAATGATTCTCGACAGAATTGAAAAGCTTCTTTGAAATCTATTTTTATAATAAGAAAACAGGCACATTACTTCTCCACTACATACATCCCTAGCGGTTGTTATGCTGAGACCGATGGCGCGACGGTCGTTTATAATATCGCGCCACTTGTCTAAAATGCGGGTGTAGTATAATGGTTATTATGTCTGCCTTCCAAGCAGAAGATGGGGCTTCGATTGCCCTCACTCGCTCCACCGCCCCATGGGAAGTTTGCCTCCAATAAGTCTCATGACCACTACTAGATTGCACTAGTTGACTGAATAAAGGTGGTTTTATATGCACTTGTAGCTCAGTTGGTAGTAGCAATTGCCTTTTAAGCAATGGGTCGGGCATTCGAGTTGCCCCAAGTGCACCACTTTATTTGGAATCAATAGCTTGTCCACCTTTGGGCGACCCGTAATAGCCGGACATTTGAAAATTTCTTCTCGTAAATGTTTGAAATTTTTCTGATTTTTTGATATAATATTTACAGAAAGTAAGGAAACGAAAATGGAAACTGAAACTCCGTGGAAGCCCGAAGTAAAGAAGATGTCTCCCGAACAACTTGAGAAGTGGACGGCGCTTCGTAAAAAGTGCCAAGTTTTTCCTTCTCGAAAACCATATTCGCGCAAGACCAAACATAAGAATCGAGAAAAAGAAGAAAACGAAATTTGAAAAACTTCTAAAATTTTGATATAATATTTATACAAGATGAGAGAGAGAGGAACTGGTCTTTTCCTTTCTACCAGTTCCTCTCTCAGAAAGTCCTAATGTGGCTTACTTGAAAACTATCCGATATAGTTCAACTGGTTAGAACACCACTTTGATAAAGTGGAGATGACGGCTGGAGATCCGATCTGCGGGTGGTTCGTAAGCAGTCCCAAGCCTGCATAAACACAGAGGGAGACTAATAGTGGTATTACAGTGGCCAATGTAATATCCAAAATTTCGAGACAGGCAAGTCTTCAGGCAGTAGATGTCTGATAAAACAACGACGGCGAAGGAGTCGCGACCTTCGGAGGAGCCGAGATAAACCTATGGGGAACCGCCATCGGAGAAAAGGAATTTGTTAGTCAAACCAGTTTCGTGGTTCTGAAGTTCAAAAACCACCTCGCGCAGTATCCTACGGCGCAATATAAATAGATAGGCGCAATCTGACATGGCGTGACGTTCAGAGTTCCTGTAAACTAACCTATAAAGTTTACGCGGGGTTGGGTGAAGCCCGATAGCCTCGTAATAAAAATAGAGGGCTTTTTCATGGCACTGTAATCCAATTGGCAGAGACAGCGGATTCAAACTCCGTAAAGTGTGGATTCGAATTCCACCAGTGCTACCAACCAGTTTTTAGACTGGTGGAAATGCTACCAAAAGTGCATCCTTGGTCGTGGGAGATATGGGATAAATGACCTAAATATGGCGCGGTCATCTAATGGTAGGATAGAAGGCTCATTATCTGGAGGCAACGTAGAAAGCTCTAAAAAGAGGGTAAGTAAGTGGGTTTTATTTATAAAATTACCAATAAAGTAAATGGGAAAATTTATATTGGAAAAACTGTGAAAACCATTGAAGGAAGATGGAAAGACCACGTGGAAGATTATCAGCGCCCTCGATTTGAAAAACGTCCACTTTACAGCGCGATGAAAAATATGGCGTAGAAAATTTTTCAGTAGAAGAAGTCGAAGAATGTAGTTCAGAAATTCTTTCTGAAAGAGAAATCTATTGGATTGATTTTTACGATTCCTTTCGTAGTGGCTATAATGCCACGAAAGGTGGAGATGGAAAGCCTTTTATTGATGAACAAGAAATTTTGAAGTTATGGTAAGAAGGAAAATCTCTAAAAGATATTGCTGAAATCGTTGGTCATAGCAGGGCGCAGACAAGTCAATTACTGAGAAATAATGGGATTTTATCAGAAGATATTATTAAAAGAGGCCGTAATAAATATTATAAAAGCGTTAAAATGATAGATATCAATGCCAATCAAGTTTTAGCGATCTTCTCTTCAACAAGAGAAGCAGCCCGATATCTTATAAAAGAATTAAAACTTCCTCCCTCAAACGAGGGCGGTATTTCTTCTCACATTTCAGAGGCGTGCAGAGGTAAACGAAAAACTTGTCAAGGTTATAAGTGGCAATATTGCTCTTTATAAGATCATACTTGTTTTATTGTCGTTCAAGTGATATTTGTAAAAACGATAGACTCTCGTAGAGGATGGATTTTACGGTTCAACTACCACCGACTTCCGAGCCCGACCGCTATGGCTGACAACGAAGATATGTGGCTTTGTCATTTGTAGAGAGTATAATAAATAAAAACGAAAGCAAACCGTTTATTTGTTCCTTGAAAATAAAATATCTTAGAACTCGATGACAAACATTCTGTGACTAGGAATGTCGAGGCGTCTTGGAAAGGGCAGCAGACAACAAACAAGGATACTTGTGGATACTGACTGGCGTGCGTGACGTGAGTTGCGTGCCATAGAGGATGGACTCCCAACCCTAAGAGGCGGCATCGAGACTAACGCGAGTAAAGGTAGGACGCGCGTCGCTGGCGTAATAGAGGCTTTCAAGATAATTGAGAGCTGAATCCTAATCTCCCTTAGTTGGTGACTGTGGGTAAATCATTTGATTAGGAAATAACCACAAGCCAGTTTGTTGTGAAGCGAAGAAATTCGTGTATAAGACGTGTATGTGGCCTCTGAGTAGCCAAAGACAAGCACAATAATGATTATTGATGATAAAATCAAGAATTTGCTGAATGGCTGGTGAAAGGTTCTGGTAATCAATCCAGAAGAGACTACGCGCACATAAGTGCGGCTATGGGAAGTATGCGCGGGACGCTGTGTATGCTCAGCCCCATGGTGCTCTTGACTGAATATACTTGAAGTTAGTTTTCGGTAGGTTGAAGAACCCATAGATATTTTATTTTCAGGGAACAAATCCCTTTTGACGGAAAGGAACGTCAAAATTTTGAAATGATAGGAGAGGAACTATTATGGCAAGATTTTATAGCGATATTACAAACAAGCTCTACGATAGCATGGATGACCTTGAAGAGGCTGAAAAGAAGATTATCGCAAAACGAGAAGAGAAAAGAGTGGCAGAACAGAAGCGTGCAGACGAGCGCAAAGTTCGCGCACAGGAAATTGATGAACTGCAAAAGACTTACGTAGACGCACGAAAGGCGTATACAGAAGCTCTTGAGAAATTCTGTAATGATTACGGAACTTTTCATACTTCCATTTCTTCTGATAATCTTTTCGATTTTCTTTGGAGTTGGATGTAATAGAACGGCGCCCTTGATTGGGCGCTTTTCTTTTATCAAAATAGAAACAGAAAGGAGAAAACAAATGACGCTTTATTTTGACAATGGGCATGAGCTGAGGCGACCTATTGGTCATCCTAGCACTAAGGAAAGTGCGTATCAACTGGTTTACAAGTTTTTAGAGGAGCACAACTATAAAGCTCCTTATACAAGAGAATGGACAAATGACATCAATGAGACTTGGATTGATGTTGGAAGTCACACAGAATTCTTTATTTGGTGCTAATTTATCAAGGTTATTTGGCACGCGACTACTTAGAGATAGAAAGGAAAATATATCCCAGAAAAGGAGAATAAAATGAAGAAAAATGAAGATATCGGACTACTACCGCTAGTCCAAATTCCAGAAAGTGCGAATTATTCACTTCCCGACGATAATCTCCTGTCGTTCTACAATGATTTGGAAGAACGATTACTTTGGGTAACAGATGAAATTGATAGCTGTTCCTTGAATATTATTCATTATATTTTGAAGTGGAATCGTGAAGATAAGGGGATTGAGCTTTCTGCGCGAAAGCCTATTCGTCTTCTCATTTTTAGTCCCGGTGGAGAGCTTGATGTTTTTACTGCCATCGGCAATATTATTCGTCTTTCAAAAACTCCTGTTATTGGTATCAATATTTCGTGCGCTTATAGTGCCGCGGCGATGATACTTCTAATGTGTCATAAGAGATATGCTTTGAGCAGTGATGTTTCTGTTCTTTTCCATCAAGGAAGTTGTTCCGGCATTCAGGGAACTTATGATCAGATTGCTAATTTTATGAAAGAATATGATGAGCAAGTTTCTCGTCTTTCTCAGGTTATTCTCGATAGAACTTCATTTACAAAAGAAGAAGTAGATGAAAAGATGAAGAGCGATTGGTATGTATCCGCGCGCGAAGGCGTTGAACGCGGCGTATATGATGGTATTATTTCTTCTATTGATGAACTAATCTGAGGAGGTCTAAATGGACTATACAGGAATTAGAGAAGTCTCACTTACCCAAGAAGAATTAGCTCAATTTTATCAAGGAGATTTTCCAATTCTCAACTTATTAGAGAATCAATATGTTTTTCTTCGTGATGAGACCGGTAAGATTGTGGATAAGTTCTTCTGGCGCGAGGGGCATTTAGAGAGAGTTCCTTTTATTATTTTTTCTTCTGATTTCGTTGGTAAGATAAAACCGCGTAATCCAGAGCAAGAATGCGCTTTTCATCTTTTGCATGACCAAAATATTAGGGTGAAGTTGATTACAGGTCGATTTGGTTCTGGTAAGTCTATGAGCATGATAGCGCAAGCCGTTGAAGCACTAGATAAAGGCATTGTTGATAAGGTTGTTTACGTTCGTAATAATATTACTGTGCGTGATACGGCAGAACTAGGTTTTTTGCCAGGAGGAGAGGTTGACAAGCTCCTTCCATATTTGATGCAATTTGCTGACCATGTTGGCGGGAAAGAAGCTCTTATCAGAATGATTTCCGAAGAAAAACTTGAGCCAATTCATCTAGGCTATTTGCGCGGGCGTGATATTCGTAATTCAATTATCTATGTCACAGAGGCGCAAAATCTTACGGCAGATCATATCAAGTTACTTTTGGGACGCGTTGGTGAGGGTTCCTATCTTTATCTTGATGGAGATTTTCATGCTCAGATTGACCGTTCAGTTTTTGAACGTTCTCCTGGCTTGAAACGAATGATTGAAGTCTTGGCCGGTAATAAGTTGTTTGGTTATGTAAATTTGGTAAAGTCAGAACGCTCTGAAGTTTCCGCTTTGGCTGACTTATTAGATGAAAATTGAAAAACCAGCACCGAACTTCCTGCGGCGCTGTTTTCATATATCGTAGGGAGAGGGCGTGAGTCCTCTCCTTATTTTATGGAGTGAGATAAATGGCATATCAATCTGCCTATTGGAAAAAATATGATAGGTCAAAGATGTTTTCTCAAATGGATGTCTTTTATAATTATCTTGGAGAAGACCCCGCGCGGCCTTCACTGGCAGTTTTGAAAGGAATGGCAGAAGACAGTTTCAATCGCCACTTGAATCAGATAAGAGAAATTTCAAAAAATGTTGAACCTTACAGGCGTATTGCTGAGGCAGAAAAGGAAAAGGAATTAGCTCTTTTGCGCGAGGTATTTGGGCAAGACCTTCATATAAATCTTCAAGACCAAAATGATGTAAAGTCGTTGATTGAGGCATTGAATAGTGTTTTGAATATAAAAGATGTATATAATAGGAATGTTCGAACTTTGGAGCTTTCTAAGGGTGGTATGAAAAGCGTTGTATCTTTCTTCCCAACCTATTTTCTCCAAGTTTGGAATGAACAGTGGGAAGACATCTATTTAGCGACTTGTGACATGTTCGCGCGAGGAAAAATTACATTGGAAGATGCCTTGAAAAAAGAGGTCAATAAAAGAATTGATAATATGACAATTGAAGCAATAGAGAGAATGTTGTCCGCGCGAGCTGAGATGAAGGATATGCGCGAAGACGATAAATATAATAAAGCTTACCAAGAATTGCTTGACGCAATTAGGACTCTTCCAAAGTACAGAAATGAAATCATCGAAAGAATTCGTTCAATTTATCAACTAGACAAGCTAAGTGACAGTATTACAGAGCAAATCAAAGGGGAAGGACACATAACAAAGAAACAAATAGAAAAGAAACTAAAAAATTCTGCTAAAAAACCAGTTGAAATTCAATCAGCTTCGCGCGGAGGACTGACTTTAGAGGCTATTGAGAAAATGGTTTTCAATATGGTTGGAGACAAAATAGAAGCTAATGGTGGGATGGCTAGAACCATTCATACTGGTAAGATTGGTAATATGAAAGCAGATAATATTATGACAATTGGCCTTGCTCCTTCCATCATTGATGAATGGATTGACGACATTATGGATATTTCTGGCTCATCGCGCGCAGATAATATAGAAAGAATTCGACGTCTTGGAGAATTGACACAAAATGCAGATAAAGGTTTTATAATCTATTCTAGTGATAAAAATTATACTTTGAATCAGAGATTTCGTGAGCAATTTGGTTTTTCTGCCGGATCGGCACTGTCCGCTCAATCATTTTATGATGTTACGCGCAATGTAAATAAGAACGCGCGCACTTTTACTGGTTTATTGGTCAATACAATTGGCGGAGCTATAATGGATACCGAAGGAATGCGGGACCGTTTAGCAGAAATTATCGCAGAGGACATTGCTGTAATGCTTTTTGATGATTATCAGACAATTGGTGATTTTAGAGGGAAAGTAGGAGCTAGTGCTATTCATATAATGAATTTAGGTAATATAATGATACCACTTTCCGTCTTTTTGATGATGTTTGCTAATGCAGTCGAGCAAGCGGAGAGTGAACCTTCTGATTTTGTGAAGGTCGCAATTATGACACCTGAAATTGAATTCAAAACATATTCAGAGCAACTGGAATGGCAGGCTAGGAATGAGGCGACTTCTAGTGAAGCTTGGAGCTTCCAGCGGGAGCAAGCTCTACAAAAGATTCGTATTTCGGTTCGTTTCTTCCGAGAATTCCGTTCTTTCATCACCACGCTCGGTCAATAATTTGAAAATCAAAAAAAAATATGATATACTATTTATAGAAAGTAGAAAGGAAAGAGAATATCATGAAGCCTTCTTTTGAATTGGTTGCCTCTATTATTGATAAGCTTATTGAAGATACTGATTATGGTAACATTTATGATTATGTTTTCGACGGTGCTAGTGATATTAGTTGTTGGTTTTACGAGGTAGAGAACTATACTCATTTTGAGATGGCACACGGCTATACAAAAATTGTCATTGAAAGCGATAGATTAGGTGATTGGGTTTTGAAAATTCCCATCATCAGGAAAAGAAAAGATTTTTGCGCAATCGAGGTTGCTAATTATAAAGCTGCCTGTGAGGCTGGACTTGAGAGATTTTTTGCTCCTACTTTTTTCTTTGCTGAAATTTCAAATATTCCAGTTTATATTCAGAAAAAAGTTTATTGCTGCGAGGGTGATGTTAGTGATAACTTCTATGATTGGACTGCCCGACAGATGGAAGAAAGTCGCTACGAGTATGACACCGATGATGAATTTGATGATGCCGTTTATGAAGAGGCTTCTAATCTAACCACCCAGAGTTCTTTGCGCGCGATGTTTGAAGAAACAAATGACCTTGAAGACATTGATAAGCTTTATTGTTTTTGTAATAAATTTCATATCAACGACCTTCATTCTGGAAATTACGGTTTTGATAACGGCCGTGCGGTTATTATAGATTTCTCTGGTTTCTAATTTTTAGAGAGCACTAAAGAAAAACCCACTTTAGAATAAGGTTCTATTGATTTCGTCGAAAAGGAGGAAAAATGAAAGTAAGAAAAGTGATTATTGCTTTGATACTTTCTTTTCTTCTCTTCTCTAATACAAGCGCGCACTGCCTCAAAGAGATTGAGATAACAGCACGCGCGCAAATAACAATTACACAATGTGAGCTACTAAAAATTTCAAATAAAGTTATTTTGGACGCATTCCAAATTCCAAGCGTCCCTGCCAATGGCGAAATGCCAAAAAGTGGGGAAGAAATAGAGAAAGAAGAAAATGAAATTGAAATTCTAGCAAAATTACTGTTTTGTGAAGCGGGTGCGACTTCCTGGGATTGTCAAGTTTACGTTTGTTCTGCCATTCTAAATCTATCAGAATATACTGGACGTTCAATTTGGGATATTGCGCATGATATCAATACTATGGCGGTTGCGCCGTATGTTGATTATGCTAATCCGCTCCCCACGCAGTATAATATAATTGAATATGTGATGGGAGAAGGAAAGATTGAAGGAGTAATGTTCTTTAGAACAAGTTATTATCATCCTTTTGGAACACCGATTTGTTCTATTGATAATGTTTATTTTTCTTCTCTATAAGGAGGGACAATGAATCAAATTATTTTGCCTCATGGTAATGGCGCGCCAGGTATTTCAAATTTGCCAGAGTATGGTCTTGGCGTAGATACAAAAAATTTTTTGCTTTACTATAGAAAAAATAATAAAATAGTGCCAATCAACGCGCCTGCGCAAATTTTTGTCTCAGGAAGTGAACCAACTGGCGATAAAGATATGATTTGGTTTGATGATAGCGCGCAAGAAGAAATTTACTTTATGAAAATAAAGAGGAAAGGAGCTTCAGAATGGTTTACTCCGCTAACTGATTTGGTTAGTGGGACTTCTGGAATTTTGAGAATAAACAAAGGTGGAACTGGTAAGAGTTCTTGGACTCAAGGTCAGATAGTTTACTCTCCTAATGGAAGTTCTCTTGGACAAATTCCAAATAAAGCTGGCGCATTATATTGTGATGGTTCAAATCCGCCTAAGTTTGGAACTTTGCCTATTATAAGAGGAGGCACTGGTGCGACTTCTAAAAGTGGCGCGCAGAAAAATCTAGGAATTCAATATGGCACAGCCAGTATTACAACCAAAACCTCTGGTTCTAATTCTACTGTTAGTGTAACTTTTCCAACTGCATTTTCCTCTATACCAAAAGTTATTGTCAGCCAAGTATTCAATGATAAAAATATTGTGATACTAAAAAACAATATTAGTGCTACAAGTTTTACTGCTGCTCTTGAAAGTGGTTTTTCTAGTGTAGTAACTAGGGAATTTGATTGGTTAGCAATCTCAACATAAGTTCGAAAGGAGGCGAGAAAAATTTCTACTTCAACTACGCCCTCTAATTTGGTAATAAACAAATTTCCAAATAGAGAAGTTTATGAAAAGATAAAAGAAAAGGGGAGTCTTGGCGCGGATGACGTAAATGTCTTGGAGGATTATCCTGGACTGGAATGGAAGGGAGAATATTCTTCTACTGCAACTTATGTCAAAGGTGATATTGTCTATTACGAGAATATGCTCTATGTAATGGTTAGTGCAAGTGTAATTGGCGCAATTCCAGGAATCGATAATGATTGGATAGATTTTGCTAAGCGCTCTGTTACTAGTTCTGATGTTACAAACGCTCTTGGTTTTACTCCAGCGGATAGCACAAAAGTATTGCCTTTGAGTGGTGGCACTTTGACAGGCAATTTGACTGGCAAGCATATTATTGGAACTTGGCTTCAAGCTACTGACGCAGGTCACTTAGCTACCACGCCGACAAAAATTCCAGTTTTTGATGACAAAGGATGGATTTATTATAGAACTCCAGCAGAGATTCTAAAAGACATTGGAGCAAGTTCTGGCTATACGCTGACCGAGGCCGATAAGACGGAGATTGCGGGAAAAGTCGTAGCCGATGGGACAGAATTCACGCTTTCAGACTTTCCGACGGCGTTGAAAAATCCGAATGCGCTGACATTTACGGGCGCGGCGACGGGGACCTACGATGGCTCGGCGGCGCTGACGGTCAACATCCCTTCGG